AACTATTACAACAAATCCGATAGCCACCCCTTTCTGCATGTAGAAGTGCAGAAGCTGTTACAAACCTGCAGTGAGTTTAAAAAGTCCGGTAAAAGTATTGTTGGCATTTTAAATAAAAATGGCAGCAAAATTTACGTAGTATTCTTTATTAGAAGTAAATTCGCGGTTATAAAAACCTGTTACATTTATGCAAGCTGAAAAGCATATAGCAAAGAAAAATTACCAGCCCAACTTTGTTCCCGGTGCTATAGAAGAAACAATGCAGGAACTCGGATTATCCCGCGAAGAAGCAATAAAATTTATGACTGATACCAGTTACCAGTCAGATTATCCCCGTAAAATTAAAAGTAGAAAGAAACAGGTATAAGGGTTCCCACTTTCCTTAACGCCTAAAAAAATAGTAGCAAAAATGCCTGGTATAAACTGCCAGGCATTTTTATTATCCAACTAAAATAATTAGCAACAATCCTTATCTAACTGCAACTATAATAACCACTTACATATATATTACCCATTTTCATGCTCCCAATAAAAAAGGGTAGTATTTGAAAACAACTTCATTGCTTATCATGGGTGGCCTCGGTGCAGCTTACTACCTCGCTACAAAAGGCATTAATACAACGCAGGCAATAAGAAATATCGAATTCAGCAACCCTAAAATTAAGATTGGCAAAGTTGGCTTTGGCAGCATAGAACTGCAAATGACAATGGACTTTCTTAACAACAGCAGCCAAAATATTTCGATGGAATATTTTCAGGGCTATGTTAACTACCAGGGCAACACCCTTTCCTCTTTCACCTTCGACGGCAAAGGCAAAAATATTGTGCTTAACGCACGGGCAACAACCAACGTGCCTTTTACAGTAGTGGTAAAAAATTATGCTGCACTGCAAACCATTGCAAAAGTTATAAAGGCAATTAAGTACAAGCAAAGCATTAACACGGTTATAAATATTGACAGCCGCTTTTATGCCGCCGGTTTTGATGTGCCTGTAGTGTTCGACTGGGATTTAAGAACCAATAGCCTGGTAAGTACACCGGTGGCTAAAAGGGTTAGCGGAATCGGCAGTGTTAACACAATGGGCACTTTTTATTTTGGCAATGGTGAAGACATAAACTCTTTAGACGATCTGCGTAAAAAGTTTTATAAGCTAAGTAAAAAATATCACCCCGATGCCGGCGGATCAACATCAGAATTTCAACAGTTGCAGCAGGAATATGAAACCTTAAAATACAGGGTTTACACCAATAATAATTTTACTAAAGAAGAAGTTGATACTGAAGTAGAATTAGATAAAGTGCTAAATGCTATATACCATCAGATAATGAATATTCCTGGTATTGTAATAGAGGTTGCCGGAAAGTGGTTATGGATTGGTGGTAATACCTACCCTGTAAAAGATCAACTGAAAGCAGCAGGTTTAAAATTCGCTTCAACTAAAAAGATGTGGTATTTCGCTGGTACAGAGTACAGAGGCAAAGGTGAGACAATGGAAATGGATAACATCCGTAAAAAATACGGAAGTCAGATATTAAAATCCAACGCACATTACCTGTCGGGCACCGGTGATAATCTTGTAATGCTGTTAGAAAGAATAAAATTTTTGTTACACGTACGCAAGGGAACCCGCCGCAAAAAGTACAGCTTCAGTAAAAATTAACCAACAGGTATGAAGGCATTATCCATAAAAACGATCAACGACCTAATACCCGATCCGGTTAATAAAAAAGTTCTTACAAATAGTGATGGCATTACCAGGGATATTGTACACGAAGTGCTGCAAAACTACAGCAACAGCCGCAACCAGCTTAAGCAGTTCGGCCCGTTGTTTCAGGGCAAAACCCTGTTGGAAACCTGCAGCAACATCTGGCACTTTTGGAAAGAGCACGTAAAGTACAAGATTGATCCCGAAGGCGTACAGTGGATTAAAACACCTTCGGCGTTTTGGAACGAAGGCCGCGACCCTTTCGGCGATTGTAAAAGTTTTGCTATAGCCTGTGCAGCCAGCCTGCATGCGCTCGACATAAAAGGAGCCTTCAGGTTTGTAAGCTTCGGCAGCAACCGCACTGCACCCACACACGTGTATGTGGTAGTAAAAAACCTGGGACAAGAAATAATAATTGATTGTGTTTGGAAGCGCTTTAATGAGGAAGCTCCAAACATCTCAAAAAAATGGGATTACAACATGACATCAATTTACCAAATCAGTGGCATAGATACCGACAATGGTCGCGGCATCCTTCAGGTTGACGAAAGCAACATTGGCGATCTTACCGATAATGAATTGGACTTGTTGGCAGATAAGCAACTGTTAGAAGTGGAGCAGCAACTTGCCGTTAAAAAAACCGGCATAGGCAGCACCCTGGATAATGCGTACGAATTAGAACTAATGGCCAACAACAACGCACTTGCAGAAATTGGCCGTGCACGTGGAAGCCGCAATAAATTTCGCCCGTTACGCATAATTGCAAAAGGCCCCGCAGGTAACCCAAAAAAGAGAGTGCCCCAGGTGCGCCCCTCAGTATTGGTTGATGCACCTGAAGTTTACGAGGATGATGATAGTGTAGGAGACATTGGCAAAGTAAAAGCTAAAACACCTAACGCCCCTAAAGCAAAAAAGGCAGCTAAGGAGCAAAAGAATGTTCAGCAGGCAGTAAAACGTAACGAGGCTGGCAAAGGCATTAATAAAAAAGATGCAAAGCGTTTACAGCAACTAAACGTGGTGGTAAAAAAGAAAAAAGAAAACATTTTAAAAATAGTAGCCCTTGCACCCGCCCGGCTTGCAGTGGCTTTGCCAAAAGCACTTTTACAAGGTGTGCTAAAAGTGGAGTTGCCAAAAAATGCATCTTTCTTTTTATACCTCTTTTTAGACGATCCCAAAGACCTTGCACGTTCTGCAAAAATATTATCTCAAATACCCGAAATCGTACGGGTAAAAAGAGAGAAAGCATTATCAGCAAAAAAGATAATTGTTGATAAAATAAAAATGAAGCCCGACACTTTTGATAAGATCGTAAGAGCGGGCATAATGAAGCGCTACGGCAAAAGCCCCGAAGAGCAATTAGCCCAATGGATGAAGGAAGGAAACTTTGTAATAGGCTTTGTTGAAGTGGCTGCACAAGGCATACAGATGCTTATAAAAAAGATAGGTGGCAGCATTAACGACAACCTCGAAAACTTTTCGCCCGACCCTGCAGACTGGGGCATTGTTGCTCCAGAAGAAAAACAGGCAATGGCAACAGAGGTACGGCAATATCCATCCAACAACGATGTAAACACCGGCAGGGGAACCGTGCAAAACAAAAGCGAAGATCAAATGATTGATGAGCCAACATCAGCATCACCCACCAACCCGGAAGGCACCACTTACAACGATTACGACCGCAGTGGCATTAACCAGGACGACCTGCCAACCGGCGACATGAATAAAACGAATGAAATGCTGCCTGTAGTGGTAACCGGCAAAAAGAAAGTAACCGCATCCACAGCAGCAACCAACACCGACAACACATGGCTATACTTAGGCCTGGGAGCGGTAGCGCTGATGGCAATGAGTAACAAAAAATAGTTTATTAACCCAAATTCTAAAAATAAAACATGGCAAAGTTAAAAATGCTCAAGCTGCCAAAAAAGCCCACTATTGGAAAGAAGCCTGCACAAACAGCATCCCTTTCCACCAAGCAGGCATGGATGCGCAGGCTGCATGACAAAAAACAAAAATACGAGGCTAAGCATCGAGCTATTGAGTCTGAAAACAAAAAACGCAGAGCAATAAACGAAGCAAGCCAGAAGGCATCCACCGTTATCTCCGGTATAGGCGATATAATGGAAGTTCGCCCCGGTTCATTCAGTGTAAAATCTGTAAGAGGAAAACGAACCTCTTATGTACCCGGCGCGAAGCATCGTAAAAAGAAATCAGCCGTTGGCAGTGTAGGTCGCAAACGTAAACCGGCCACTAAGAAAAAAGCAGCCCCAAAACGTAAACGCAGATAAAACTTATATCATCAACTAATCATTCATCATTCATAATTCATCATTCATAATTCTTAACACAATGGCAAAAGGTAAAATAGATTTTAGAGCAGCCGCCACAAAAATGGCAGGTCATGCAGCCGGCGCCGCAGCTTACACCCAATTTAATAAGCTGGCGTTTATGACCAAGCAAACCAACCCTAAAGTAAAAGGGTTAATATCTGCTTTGGCCGGTTATATAGGGGTGCCCCTTATAGCAGAAAAACTTAAACTAAGCGGCAAAGGTGCAAAGGCCGATTTCATCAGCAACATTGGCGAAGGCATGGGCATGGTAGGTGTAATGCAAATGGCAAACTCATTCGTTCCGCCAACTGCAGGTAAACCCGCCCTGTTTCCGCAAATAAGCGGCTACGAAGAAAACCCGGTTAGCGGACTCGGTTTAATAACCGAAGAGGATAACATGGACGGCGTAAGCGGCTACGAAGAAAACCCGATTAGTGGATTAGCAGACAATCCCGTATCGTAATAAAAAAACAGAAAACCGAAAACATAAAAAACTCTTAACTCTCATAACATCAATAAAAAATGAAAAAGTTTATATCACTTCTTTTAATCGCTGGCTTCTTCATCAGTATGTCAGTAGCAGCATCCACAAAAAATACTAAAGCTTTTGAAGCAGGTATGAGCCTGGCAGCAATCGCCGGTGTAGGTATAACCAACCCACGCCAATTGTTTCAGTCTTTAAAAACTGAATTTGGAGATGGCAGGATTATAACACCGGCAGAACTTCGCGCCGAAGCACCGTTAATTAACGGTACATCCGATTACCTGTTTTCTTTTTACAAAACAATAGGCGAAGGCGTACTTGAACGAAAGCTAAAATTTCAGGATGCGTTTCGGGCGTTTAAGCTGGGTATATTCCTAATGGCAGAACCTGGTGCAGTACCAGGCATTGCCACACTGCAAACATACCCTAACCCTGTAGTGTTTCCTGATGAGGCGGGCGCATTGCAAACTTCACACCTTGAGCATGTATATAACGGGCACCTTAGTTTAAAAGTTGGCGACACAACTTATATTGACGATTTGCCTGTAAGTGATTGCCGTGTAGTAAATACTGCACAAAAATCTGCAGGTACTGCCAACAGTGAAAAACATTCAAACGATGGCTACATGGAGCTTATCGGGCACATCCACTTAAAGGGTAACGAAAATCAGGATTTAAGGTTAACTGTTCCTGCCCATGCTGCCCAACGTGTGCAAAGCGCCGCAGCCGGTGCGGGTGCATATATAGTTAAGGTGGTTTGTGTGTTACGTGGGTTTAAAATTACCGGTGCAGGTAAGTAAGCAAAGTATTTCCCTTTCTATAAAAACCAAAAAGCTGCTGCAATTAAGTGGCAGCTTTTTCTTTTCACTACAATTTAAAATTTTTCACAGTGGCAGACATAAGACAAAAAATAGTAGAGGTTACTGTTAACAACAATGCTGTAAAACAATTTGCGTTAGGATCGTTGCCCGATATACGGGAGGCTAAAGCTATAAAACGTATTGAAGCATACAACGTAAGCCAGTTATCTGTATCGCCTACGGAGAAGGCCGTTATTAATATTGATGTCTTCAATAAATCGTACCTGAAGCTGGTTAACCCACAGGGAACAGAACTCCGCAACTTCCCGTTAAGCAGCATCAGCAAAACGATTAACGGAACCGACATACCCGATCTTAACATAGGCCCGATTGACCCGGAGAAATCCGTTATACAAGTTGGCAACACGGCGGGCCTGGTTGCAGGCGAAGTGTTCTTATTAGTGGTAACCTACGAGAAGTAAAATTTATGGCAGCAGCAGAGACATGGAACTAAAGGACACTGCCCTCGAAAATAAATATCCTATGGACGCTCAAACACCTGTAAACATTAGCGACAAAGTAGTAGACCCATCAGTATTAACTACACAGCAGTTATGGAGAGAAGTCGCAGTTTTAAAAGAGTTATTAAATAATAGGATTGAAGCTGTTGAAAAAGCAGTTAAGGTTTCACACGATGATTATGTAAGAGTTCCTACAGATGTTCAAAAATATGTTGGTGCTCTTGAAAGATTACACGAAGAAAAGTTTAACAGCGTAGAAAAGCAATTTAAGGAACGTGATACACGAGTTTATCAAACAGCAACAGATACTAAACTTGCTGTTGATGCAGCGTTGCAGGCAGCAGAAAAAGCAGTAGGTAAGTCAGAAGCTTCAACAGTAAAGCAGATAGATGCTCAAAGTCTTCTTATAAGCAACACAGCAAAATCATTGGATGGTAAAATAGATGACGTTAAAGATAGGCTTACACGAATAGAAGGGCAAGGTATGGGTAGGCAGGAACAAGGTAGGGCAAGTAAAGATGTTTGGGGATATGTGGCAGGAGGAATTGGGCTGTTAATAACCATTATAACAGTATTAATGACTATTATGAGAAACTACAAAAGCTGAAAGAGATAAAAATTTTGAGTGATGAATGAGAAAATAAAGTTTGGTTTCGGGCAGATATTTAAAACTACTCCCGATGCTGCAAAGTGGTGTTTCCGGGTTGTTCTTTATATCGCTTCGGGCTTAGTGCTTATAGTAAACACGATTACCGAAATACCCGAACCATTCAAGCTTGCTATAACAAAGTACAGCATGTATGCAGTAACGTTTGTGCATGGCTTTAGTAAAATGTTCGGTATTAGCTACGATGATCTGCAGGCTGCTGTAACCAATGTAAAACCTGTTGAAGGCGGTAAAATAGTATCAGTAAAAGTTGATGACGACAAATTAAAAAACGAACCATGATAATGACTTTTGAAAACGTGGACAACCACATAAACGACATTATACCCGGCACGGCAGCCGATGCCCCCGCAAAAATAAAAGGTAAGAAGCTGAAAGAAATATGGCATACAGCAAAGCCTATTCTTATGCTGGTAATATCGCTGCCAATCATTCCACAAAAATGGAAGCTGGTATTAAACGCATTGCTTACCGGTGTTGAGGAATTGCTGCCACCGAAACAGTAACACATTAAAAGCTTTATGCAACTTATCGTTTTAATGCTTTTATCAACTGTTCTTAATGCACAGCCTGCATTTAGGCATGTTTACAGTCCTGACAGGCTTCGGATAATAAAGACAGATACCATAATAAAAGGCACTGTTAAATACGTGCGCAAAGAACGCGATGGCGATTGGCATATACTGCTAAAAAACAAAATAGTAGGTGAGTGCATTTGTCAGAATAAAAGCACCATACCAAAGGTTATAAAGGCATGTGAAGGTTATCAAAAAAAGTTTCAGCGTGTACATGCAGGCGATGTAGTAACAATGCAGGGAGTATATGTATGGGATGCTAAACACAGGTGGTACGAAGTGCACCCGGTAAATAAATTAGTAATTATAAAAAAAGCCAACATCAACAAAAAATGATTATAGGCAAACAAGATATAAAAGAGTACTTCCGCAAGCAGGGTAAAAAATTCTTTGCCATATACCGCAAAGGCACGGTTGAAACCGGTAACCCGATCTGTAAAAACGAAGACAAGGAAGAAACAGATCCGGAAACGGCACTTCGCGATTTTGAAGATTGGCTTACCCTGTTAAAAACAGGCGACTATACATTAATCGTAAACAACGTAGCCAAAGTAAGTGAGCGCGGCGGCAACCGTATTGACTTTAGAATTACGCTGGATGAAAGTATGAACAACGGTGCCAGGGATATTGTACAGCCCATTGCGGCCATTAGCGGACCTTCTTACTCTGTTGAAGAAATGCTTACCAAAGCAAAGGCAATGGCTGCAGATGAATTTGAGCGCCTGATGGCTAAGAAAGATGCTGAAGACATGAAGGCAAAAAACATTGAGCTTGAAAAAGAACTGAAAGAGGTTCGCGGTAAAATTGATGATCCTATCAACAAATTTATTGGCGCGCTTGCCCCACATGCCGAACCAATTATTGCAGGCATATTAGGAACCTCTGCACCCATACGCCCACTCGCCGTTGCAGGTATAAGCAATGCAAAGCCCGACATGCACTTAGTAGAAAATTCAACCGATGAAGAAGTTGACCAACACGCCCAAAAAGTTTTTGAAGACTATGCATTAGCCCTGCAAACCGCAAGACCTAACGACTGGTTGGAGATACTTGTTAAGCTAACCACTATTGTAAAAGAGAACCCGAAAAAATTTGAAATGGCATTAACCTTTTTGTAATGGCAAAAGACAATCACGATACATTAATTACTAACCTGGTGCTTATTGGCGCAGGTTATTTTTTAGTAAAACCGATGTTGGAAAAAGTGGGGCTGCTGAATAGTGCAGCCGCTAAAGAAGACATAGCATTGGTGCAAAAAATTTCAGCAGACGATTGCTGGAATCCAAACTTTTATGCCAACTACAAAACCGGTATGCGAAAGCTTATTACCAGTGCCTCAGCTACCGCCTTTGCAAAACAAATACACGATGCCTGGGGCATAGTTAACGATAACGAGCAAAAGATTTATGCTGCTTTCCGCATGTTGAAAAATAAGCTGCAAGTAAGCCAGGTAGTTGAAAAATATTCGCAGCTCTACAAGCAAGACTTGCTTACAAGGTTACGTACACCCTGGTTCTATGCTGCCGATGGACTCGATGAGAAAGAATTTTTAGAAGTAATAAAAATTGTAAACGCGCTTCCTGTAAATCTATACTAATGGCCGACTTTAAAATAACAATGGCAAGCACCCGCAAAAACGAAGGCGGCTATTGGAGCGATGCCGGTGGAACCTATGCAGGCATCACAAAAAAATATTATCCCAACTGGCCCGGCTTTGCACGAATAAGAGAACTGCAGGTAAAACAATTTGGAGGCAGGCCAATACCACGCTATACTATATTTAACGATGCTGTGTTAGAGCAAATGGTTACTGATTTTTATAAACAACAGTTTTGGACTCCCAAGCTTAACGGTGACAAAATAAACAATCAAACCATTGCCGATTTTTTGTACGACTTCATCCTGCACAAAGAAGGTGATGCAGTAACCATAATCAACAACACTGCAAAGCTTCTGCGGCCAACTGTAAAAACAAACCGGTATAGTGTATCGGATGATGTGGTGGCGGTAATCAATGGATCATCAAAAATATTTTATGCTACAGTTTGGGCTGCACGTATCAACTACTATTTAAGCGGCCGCACCCTTCGCGGTGATCAACGGTTTGGAAAGCCAAACATTGCGCAATTTGTAGCACGTACAAAAACATTCCCACCGGCATTAACCAATGTATCGGGTATTGCAGGCATAGGCAGTATTCTATCAGAAACAGCATTGCTGCCGAAAATTATAGCTGAAGAAGTGGCAGTAAATTTTCCTGGTCAGGATTACAACACACTTGCGAAATTTTTAGCAGCAAAAGCAAACAGGCTGTTTAATACCAATCCTCGTTTTAATCAATTAATAAAAAGCAGAGGCAACAAAGGTCGCGATGCTTTATATGCCTTCATGCAACATTGGGCGCAGGCAAAAATTTCTGAAGGTATTGCAGGCATAGGCTCTTTTACCCAAAAGAGTGTAAAAGAAATTTTACTTCAATCAGGTTTTAACACGCCTACAAAAGATGCAGTTGTTGCATATAGCAACGTTTCTAAAATAGTGGATTCGATAGTAACACAATTTCCTGATGCAAAACTAAAACAGGAAAAAGGCCATGCTATTATCACTTACAATAAGGGGCGCGGTATGTCTAAAATAGCATTGTTCCCAGGCGTGGAAAAAATTATCAATCAATCTTTTTTTGAAGCAAAATACCGCAATGCTTAAAACCAATGTCAACCGCACCAATACCATACGCATCAATAAAACTCTCCACTTCAGCGCTCGAAAAATTAAAAGTGTTGGAAGGCTACAGCTCTACACCCTACTGGGATTATAAGCAATGGAGTATTGGCTACGGCTCTTATGCAGGCAGCACCGACCGCACCAAACGCCCGGTAATAAATATTACCAAAGACCATGCTGCCAAACTTTTAATTAAGCAGGTAGAAAGTTTTGAGGCACAACTTAAACCACTGTTGAAGGTTGCCTTAACACCGCCGCAATGGGATGCTGTTGTATTGTTTATTTACAACTTAGGCACCGGCATACTTACAAAGCCATCAGCAACCTATGGCGTTAACCTTTTGCACGATCTTAATACTAAAAATTTTAGCCGCTTTGCCGAACGCATGAAACGATACATATATGCCGGTGGTATAGTTAACGAAGACCTGGTAAAACGCCGCATATATGAAAGCAGCCTGTTTGCCGGTGCAACTGCTGCAGGTTTTGGGCTGGCTGGCATCTTACTTTTTTTTTCTTCATTAATGAGTTAGACAAATGAAAATAATTACCAACACAACCATTACACAAATAGGCGCCCACGGATCCATAAAACCTAAATCGCCACTGTGGAGCATATATAACGATGGCGATAGCGTAATGGTGATAAACAACATCTTTAAACGCAAACCGGGCGAACAGTTCGGTATTGATGTTACATCCATCGTACCGGCAGATGCAGCGTTTGAAAACGAAACAGTATTTGATATAAGGTTCATTACAGAATGGGAGGGTGTGCATCCCAACTTTGCCGAAAAATTGAAGAGCGCCCAACTAATTGAAACAACGTTTACGATAAAATAAAAACAGTCATGGGCTACTTATTTGGAGGAGGAGGATCATCAGCGCCATCAGCACCTGCCCAGGTTACTGTTATTAATGTACAGGGCGGCGGCGATAGCACTGTTGTAACACTGCCCGCAGGCACCACTTCATTAGATGTAACCAACAGCCATGTAAACTGGATTTTGGTAAAAGACCCCGATACAACTTTTCGCATAGGCCTTACTGCAGGCGGTAGTGAGATAGCTTACAACCAGGACATTGCAGGCTTTTGGGATTTTACGATCAACCAATATTTTGAAGGCGCAAACACATTGTATTTTACCGGAGTTACAACGCAAACACAAATTAAAATTTCTAAGGTCAATGTACAATAAGCTAAAAATACTGATACTGCTTTCATTTTTTGCAGCTGCATCTTATGCGCAAAAAAGCAGTTCATCGGTTGGTAAAATAGATGTAACAACAGGGTTAACCGTTCGTGGCAGAACGGTTAATCCGGTGCTGAAGGGAACGGTAGCACAGCTTCGCACATCTTCCGGCAACTTCGATAATTATACAACAACAGAACCAGGCAGAGAGGGTAACTGGTTTTACGATGCAACCGATGTAACAAGTGCAGATAATGGCGGTACTGTAATAGTTACCACACAAGGCAAGCGGCTAAAACGCGTTTTCGATAAAGGACAATTAAATGTAAGATGGTTTGGCGCAAAAGGCGATGGAACAACAAACGACCGTACAGCACTGCAGGCTGCTTTTGATGTATTAAAAAATACGATTGATGCAGGTACATACGGCGCAAGCACACCTGCAGCAAATGGTGAGCTAAGGGTATTTATTCCGCGTGGAATTTATAAAATTATTGGTGAGCTCAATGCTTATTGCGGAATGCTTATAGAAGGCGAAAGCGCCGGGGCTATAAATGTTACTGCAATTGTGCAGTACGATAATACAAAGCCATGCATACAATTTCATCCTAAAAATTATACCGGTACCTCTGTTACAAACAACAGCAATGGCATTAACACCATTCGCAATATTGCTTTTAGATCGGCAACGGTTAACGATGCTGCTGAAAATGCACCGTTGATAAAGTTTATGTCGCCGCAACAGTCAACCGCTTACTTTAATTACCCTGGCGATTCGCCTGCAGGTTATGTTGGTCATGTTGATACTGAACTGGAAAATGTATGGTTTCAATTTTCGGCAGGCTTTGCAGTACAATCAACTGAGGGAAGTTGCAGCCTGGTATTTCGGGGCTGTACCTTCGATGTGGTTCGGGGCGGCATACAACACACCGGCAGTGCAGGCGGATCGTTAAGAATTTACGACAGTTACTTTTACCAGTGCGTACGTGGAGCCATAGATATTAGAACAACTTCCGGTTATTCGGTTACCTGTGCTAATTCACAGTTTCTTGCGTGCGGCCACCCTTTCGATGGCAACGCACTGTACAGGTCGGCCATTACCATTAAAAACCAGTTGAAAGGCGACAATGTAAATTTCAACAACAATAACTTTAAAAGTTTCGATATTGACGGGACCATGTTTGGCGGCCCTTTGGAGTTTGATAATATAGAAGCCCTCAACATTAACAACAACAGTGTTTTTGGTGTTGATGCACAAGACACGTACAAAGCCTTGCTTATACGCAGGGCGGACGTGGCTAAGGTAAGCGGCAACTATTTTTCTTCTCCGGTTGCAATTACCGCCGGTAGTTCGCGAATGCTTTATTTGGTAAACCCTACCGGGTACAAGTCGTTATCCGTTACCGGCAACACTTTTGAAAACACCGGCACCGGCACTTTAGAAAGCTTTGTAGGCAGCGATTACACCTTACTACCAAACGCTGCAAACTTTATTGGTAATAAGTATTTGGGCAATGCAATGGGATTTTTAAATGCTGCAGTAAACCAAAGCCTTATAGTTGACAATGATAGCACGTCACTGTCTGTTACTAATACCGTTACATCCGCCGGATTTGTAAAAAGATTAGAAGCTACTCCAAATACATTTGCAAATAGTTCTACAGTGTTTCAAAACGCTATTGATGAACTAAGTGCCAAAGGCGGCGGGCAGTTGTTTATTCCTGCTGGTACATACCGGGCTAATATAGTGCTTAAAAAGAACGTTGATCTTGTTGGTGAGCAATTTGGCAAAACAATCATTAAAGCAGCTGATAGTACAATTGATGTAATTCAGGGATACAATTTTTCAAGCCTTTCGGGTAAGGCAAATGGAGCCGGTGATTATTTGTTAGGAACGTATAACAACCGGCTCGAAAATTTGGTAATAGATGGCGGAAGCAAAACAAACGGAAATTATGGGATAAGGATTTGGGGGCACAAGTTCACCTTTAATAATATTATTGTTCAAAACTGCGGGATGGATGGCATCTGGACAGAATATTCCACTTATGAAGATGCAACAACAGCTACAGTTACCGATAAATTATTTGAAGGAAACTATACTAATATATGGGTTTATAATAACGGCAGGCACGGCTGGACATACAGAGGGCCACATGATAGTCATCTAATCAATTTTACGGCTTTGGGCAATGGAGGATGGGCAATGCGGATTGAGGGCAATGGTGGACTAAGCGGCAGTGGTTGGAACAGTTATCAAAACGACATTGGAAGCTTTTATATTGGCGGCCCTGTAACTGCTACAGATGTAATTGCAAGTGGTTCTAATGTTGGTACAGGTATTGAGTTTGCGGAAGGTGTCGGCTCATGTAAAATTCAGCATTTGCAAACCGGCGGTCACATAAACAATCTTATATTAAGAGGCTCAAATAATATTATTGAGGGTGATATAAGCAATGGTACAACAGCTATAACAATAGATGGCGCGATTAATTGCAAGGTGGATGTTAACGTAAATAATGTTACCAGTGTTTTTAACAGGATACTTGAAAATGGTGTAAATAGCTTTACTGTAAGAGTTCAAGGCTATACCACTTTTAATAGCGGTACAGCATTTAACGGTGTGGATTATATGCATTTTTCCGACATTTTAAATTATAATAATTCAATTTTTAATACCGGAAGTAAAACATCCAGTTTTACAATGGAGCCACTAACTACGAACACTTATGATTTTGGTTCTGCATCAAAAATTTGGCGAAATGTTTATGGTAAAAATGTGTTGGCGGATAGCATTAATACGAATAAGATAAAGGTAAACGGAACTGCTTCTTTCGACTTATTAAGTTCAAATAATTTGGTTATAACCAAGCCTGCGGGTGATGTAAGCGCAACATTAAATTCAGCTTCTAACGCTCAGATTATACTAAATGGCGGAAGTCAGACAAGTTTAAAGGGCTTAGCCCTGCTTACCGCCGGTGTACAAAATTGGGGAATATATGGTGGAGAGGCTGGAGGGGATTTAACGGTTTCGCGTTATGGCAGTACTTCAAATTATTTAGGTTCTCCTTTAAAAATAAGCCTTGCAACGGGCGATATTACATTAGGCACTACAAGAACTATCACACAACCGGTTGGAAACAATTCAACTTTATCTGCAACAACAGAATATGTTGACAGAGCAGTTGGCAGTGTTGCAGGCAGCGGCGGTACTGGAGGTACAAGTATTAACGATGCATCAGCTTCAACAACAACAACTTATTCTGGTACAAAAATAGAAAATCTTATTTCAGCAATACCAGCAGGCGGCGGCAGTGGAATAACAACATCACAATTACATGACACCGCACAAATACTTAGGAGCGAATATCCTACCTCTGTTGATCTTTATCACACCGATACATACTTTAAAGGTAATTACACAGCAGTAAACCCCTTTGATATGGATACGGCTTCTTTGCGGTTATTTGTGCTTAGGAATGCACCCGAAGGCGGTGGAGGCAGCGTAAGCGGAGTAACAGCACAACAGTTGCATGATACCGCAGATGCAGTGAGAGCAGAAATGCCTAACAGCGTTGACATTTACCGCGATAGTTTTTTGCTTCGCGGATCGTTTACCCAGGCCAGCCCTCTTAGGATTGACAGTGGTCAGCTTGAGCAGTTTGTAGCGCGACATCCTTATGGCGGAGGGAATGGTACAATTGATAGCATAAGGGTATTGTCTACTTTACCAGCCACAGGAAATATTTATTTTAATTCACTTTCACATAAAATAGGAGTGCGTAATCCTTCGGGCACGCATTGGTTATACTTCTCCGCATCTGATAGTGTTGCAATCGCTGCCGGTAATTCACCACCAAGTAATCCACCTCCCACAGGCGTTAACTACGGGCAATATTCAGACAGGATTGAACCTGCTTACACTTCTTTTTCTAATTACGAAAGCGTACCTGCAGGAGCTGATAACTTAATAAATATACACGCTAATAATGGGCCGTACGCTGGCGGTACCGGTGATATAATTATAGAGAACAGGCATATTCAACAGACAAACGCTACAGGAAGTATTATTTGGGCTTACATGCCTAAAAGTTATGGAAGAAAAGTGATAATAAGGAACTGCGTTTTTGCAAGCAGCAGCGCATGGGATTTTATATATGCGAGCGATGATACTGAAATTGAGATTTACAATTGCAGGTTTTATGGCACTTCGCCATTAGGTACTTCAAAGCCCAGGTCTATATATGGTTATCATCCTTATAGCGTTAAGGTAACAAACTGTTACTTCGAGCAGACTGGCGGAGGTGTAGCAATAAATGGGTGGAGTACAACAGCAGGCGGAACATTGCAAGTGACACTTAATAAGATAAAAAATATAGATGGTATAGGTTCGTCCGATTTCCGACAGTTTATGACCGTACAACATGTCGAAGAAGTGCCTAATCAGTTAATTGAGTGGAACCAGGTAATCAATAAGCCAGACAGTTCAAGGGTTGAGGACAATATTAACATAGGTTCTTCATCCGGCACTTCAGCATCACCGCTTACTATTCAGAATAATTATATACAGGGTGCTTATCCTTACCCTGCTGCAAGCGGTAATTTTAGCGGAACAGGTATGACTACAGATGCAACAGATGCAAACGCACCTATGGTAAGTTTACCTCATAATATTCATGCGACAAAAAATCAATGGATAAACACCCTTAATGCAGGTATGAACATAGCGGCAGGCTATAATGTACTTTATGATGATAACGATATAGTAAGTTCTGCATCCTTACCAAATGGAACACCGCTGGCGGGTTCAAGCAACGCTGTAGCAATATTTCGGGGTCAGCCATACCCTAATGACCGTTTCTTCAATAATCGGATCATTAACAACAGAATAAACTTTAGACCAAGCGCATATTACAGAAGTGAAAGCTTAACCGAAGGCAACACACTTAATACTTATGCCACAAACGCTACTTATGCAGATGAGGTGCAACAATATAATAACTGGAAACAAAAATTAAACACTAACCAAAAGCGTATAGGTGCGCTCGACTAAAAAATATATTACAATGAAAAGAACACTATTAATTTTATTCGCATTTGCATCTTTGCAAAGCTATGCGCAATCTAATGTGCCTTTAAAAAAACAAAATGGGAAAACGGTAGAACAGGGTACGAATATAACTATACCTTCTATCAGATTATTACAGTCAGATGGCACTTTGCCTTCTTCGAGAGTGCCCGGATTATCTACAAGCCTATCCAATAAACAAAATGTTTTACAATCAGGTGTAAATATTAAAACCATCAATGGTTCTCCTGTTTTGGGTTCAGGGGATATATCTATTAGCGGCAGTGGAACTATTGACCCTACACCCGTAAGTGGAAGCAATAACGCAGTTAGTTCAGGCGGGGTATATTCAGCGATAGCAAATTCAAGTTCATCAACCACACCAGCAGAGAGCGCAATGGCTGACATTAGAGATTTTGGAGCAATACCAAACGATAATCTTGACGACAGCAAAGCAATTAATGCAGCTATTTTATTCGCAATGAGTAATCCTGCAAGAAAGAGCAGTTATGTACTCATTCCCGAAGGAACATGGTATCAGGATAGCGTTACAATTCATTTGGGTTATGGAAATGCAGCTTTAGGTAATAATGGATATGCCAATGTGGTACTGCATGGTGTAGGTGCATCTTACGACCCTAATTTTACCGGCAGCCGTTTGATATGCCGCTTCGATGATAAGCCTGGTATTAATTTTCAGGGGCTTAGGGATGGGGGTGTAGAAGATATATACTATCGTGGCATGAACACTATACCCGAAGGTTATTTTGGCGATAACGAATTGATGTACCGAAAACAGGCATTTGATGCCAATGATATTTACGGGCTGCAAAGCGATAGCTCTATAACAATGGGTAGATACAGAGGTAATTTTGCCATAACTATTGGAGCGTACGGTTCAGTGCCTTCTACAGTAGGTAGGTTTACTAATGCACCCTATGGTTATGGTATGGCACCTAACAGTAAATTCTTTATACGAAATTGTGTAATAACTCAATGGGTTGCAGGTATTGTTATTGACCCATCGGGTACTGATGGCAATAATGATTTTGGGGATATTAGAAATAATATTATTTCGCGCTGCAAGTGGTCTGTTTCATCTGGTGCAACTCAAAACCGTATGAATGACATTACCAGTTGCCAGTTAGATGGCGGCTACGAACTAATAACAACTTCGAGACATGGTAAACAGCAGGGCAGAATTAACAGTGTTACATATACCCATGTTCAAGGTAACACGATGTTTTTTATTCTTGACATGGCTACAAACGGCCCGATTGGTATTGCGTATGTATATGGTGAACAAATTAATAGTCTTGGTTTTATAGGAGTTCCGGCAACAAGTGCAGGTACAGCAAATTTTACCAGTTGCAATTTTTATTTTAATCACGAGATATATGGTAATGTGCCAACAAAGATTTTTTCATCCTACAAAGCAAGCTTTACCAATTGTATATTATCGGGTTTAACACTTAATATGGAAATTGCTCATTCGAGTGGTGAAATAGTTATGAGAAGTACAGATATTAATATTTATGCTTCAAACCAGTATAATAGTGTTCTTAATTGGTACTCCGGCAATCAGGCTATCGTAGATATTTTTGACAGGAAGTACCTCAATCATCCTATACATATTTTTGGGGCAGGAAAGTTAATAATTGAGCCAGGATGTAAAGTTGTTCTTGACAGGCATCCTAATGGTGGTATTGATTATAAGTTTTATGATGTGATAGGTAGCAACACTTATCGTTACGTACAGTCGAGAAGCACGCCTGGTACAACAGGAATTATGGGCGATTATTTATACAGGTCAAAGTCTTTGGGTTTATCTGAAATTTCCAACAGAACATTTACTGGCTTAAAGTTCACTGGCACTATTAATAATTTTGGTACTGCCTTAGCTACATCGTTAGCACAACCCGGTGATGTTTTAGATTTTAAGGCATACCAGGCCGAAGTTATGATTACTAAAAGAGGTACTGCTGATGGCCTTGCAAGTGCTAATGCCATAGAAGGAGTTTTAATGAATGGATTTAATTACGACAATAACGGTTTTGTTAGCTATAAGTTTAATGCTGCAGAACTTACATCAGCAAGCGGACAGGGAGACTTCTTTTGGTGGAACAATAGCTGGTACGATAACGACCCATATTACTTTCGTTCACTTGCACTTGTAGGTTCATTATCTGGCAATGTGGTTTCAAACGTTGTTTACGCACATCAGGCGGATGATAATAATACCACTCCAGGAATACGATTTAAGAATGGGTCAATTATTCAATATTATACTTACTCCGGTTCACCCGATGTAAGAACTTCTATCATGGGTAGTGCGAAAGTGCTATCAACTTCTGCGGCGACTGTAACCCTTGAAGCATCTACAATGACTAATGGTTTAAGCGGGCAGGTATTAATTTTCAACAGGTATCCTTATCAGATTAAATAATGATTAAGAAAATACAAACCACATCAGTTATAGAGGGAACAGACACAGAACCATCTATAAGCATTCAGGAAACAAAGACCTGGTTGTTTGGCTTAATGGTGTACAAAGAAGTTGTGCGGGATTACACTGAAACGAAGGGATATTTTTTAGGTGTATTGGTTTACAAGGCATACATATATGATAATACTTTTTCTTAAGCAAATCTTTTGCGCCAATTGCACGCACAAATGAAACTAAAAATTGATGAACCAACTTTTTACGGCGCAGCCTGCATTATTGTGGTCGCCATCATTATTATACTCGTTATTTTATCCTTTCAATAGCAACCCTTATACCCCCCAGCAAAAGCACCAATGCCCCGGCCTGTAAGCCGAGGCATTTTTATTTCTATCGTCACCCTTTAGGGGCCCGGGCTTCTCCTTCATTTCATTGTCCTTTCACACAATAAACGCTTAAAATAAGTTTGCAATGTGGATATAAAAATTCTATTGCAGGCCCTTAATCAGCCATGGTTCATTCAGCCCGAAGCGGCAGAGTATCATGGTTTAATTCTGCATAAAATTATTACCGGCCAATCATCATCTGCCGAAGCATCTTTTGAGGATAAACCGGTAAAAGAATTTGCTTACGCAGTAAACTCATCCGGGCAACGCATAAGCACCATACAGGATGCAACCGATAAAGGCGTAGCGGTTATTAATATACGCGGCGCCATAATGAAATATGATTATTGCGGTGCCCCGGGTACGCAAAGCATGATGAAAGCTTTGCAGCAGGCAAACGATAATCCATCCATCTCTGCAGTTCTTTTACAGTTTGACAGCCCTGGCGGATCAGTTGCCGGCACACAACAATTTGCCGAAGCAATTAAAAACAGCGCAAAGCCTGTTGTAGCATTTATAGACGGCATGATGGCCAGCGCCGCCATGTGGATAGGCTCTGCAGCGGCCGAACGCATTGCCAGCAGCAATACCGATACCATTGGCAGCATAGGCACTATGGCAAGCTGGAACGACTTTAAAGGCTACCACGAAAAAATGGGCATAAAAACCCATGAAGTATATGCCAGCGACAGCACCCATAAAAACCTGCAGTTCCGCGAAGCCAATGGCGCCAATGAAGATGGCGTATCCAACTACGAGCCACTCGTTAAAACATGGTTAGATCCGCTTAACAACGAATTTACTTCTGCTATACAGCAAAACCTTCCGGGCATAGATAAAACAGTTTTAAACGGCAGCCAGTTTATTGCCATCGAGGCAAAAAAGAAAGGCATGATTGACAGAATTGGAACATTCGAAAGCGCCGTTAACAGGGCGCTGCAACTTGGTAAAAAACTCGACAAACAAAAAACCGATAATAATATGAAATGGAATAAAATCATGGCGTTTTTAGGTATAGCTTCTATCGCATCCGCACAGGAGGTAAAGTTAGAAGACCAGCAACTCGATAACCTTGATGCTGCCATTGCCGAAAGGGATAAGCTTACCGCTGATCTTGCCGCCGCCAACAGTGCTCTAACCACCGCAAATACAGCAACGCAGGCAGCACAGGATCAACTGGCAACCATCACCAGCCAGCTTGGTACAGCAAACACAACCTTTGCCGCTTTACAGGGCGAATTGTCAACCGCACATACCAGGATAACAGAGCTTGAAGGCATGAGCGGAACAGCAACCTCAACAGTAAAAACCGAAGATAAATTTGAAGATAAAAAGGTAAGTGCAATGGATATGCCGTTTCAAAAACAGTTACTGAAAGACCTGTAACCATTCATAATTCATAATTTATAATTCATAATTCAGACCATATCCTAATAAAAAATCCAATCAAAAATTCTTAAAAAACCAATACAATGACTATTGATGTATCAGCAGTTGTAGCACAGTGGGGCGCCTATTATGTTGACCAGGGTCAAAACCAGGCAAGCATAAAATCAGCGCTGTACAGGCTAAGCGAAACAGCAGCCCTGTTTCAAAACCGCCCAACGACCGACACGTATTTTCGCTCAACATCTGCACAGATGACGAGTGTGTTACAACCTTTCCAAAAGTTGTTTACACCCAAAGGCCTTCTGAAATTTACGCCCAATGGGTTCCCGCTTTTCAACATCAAGATAGACTTCGATGTTTTTCCTGATGAGGTTAAAAACAGCTATCTGGGATTTTGGGAAAGCCTTGATGAAAACGATCGTGGCAAATGGCCGTTGATCCGCTACATCATCGAAAACCACATTCTTGCCAGCAAGGCGCAGGATATGGAAAGCAGCGTATCGTTTGGCGGTAAATATATTGCCCCCATTGCCGGTGTTGCAAGCCCTGCAGCCGACAGTATGGACGGCATTAAAGCAGTATTGAAGAAATACAGTATCGCAGGCCGCTTAAACTTTGGCAACGGCCCGTTAGCAATGGGTGCACCCGCTGCCGACCCCGTAGCATTTTGCACACAGGTAGAAGCATGGGTTGACAGTATTAACCCCGAGTTGCGCAAAACAATAGACTTTATTGTGATGAGCCAAACACTCGCCACCCGTTACCAGCGTGGTAAGCGCATAAAATATGGCGCCATTCAAAACTTCCTTAGCGGTATGACCAAGGATGACCTGGTAACGATAGAAGACTTCTCCGACATTGCGGTAAAAGGTTTTTTAAGCCATAACGGCAGCACCATTATATGGGCAACACCAAAAGTTAACCGTATCCGCCCCATTCGTAAAGCAGTGTTGGAAAACACCTTCAGGGTAGAAAGCTACCGCCGCGAAGTATCGGTTTACACCGACTGGTGGGAGGCGCTCGAATTTGAAGTGCCCGAATTAGTGGTTGTAAATGACAGTCCTGAATTAGCAGCACCGTAAAACCCTCACTCCACCCTCTCCCTTTAAGGAAGAGGGCGGAGTGATTAAACAATAATTTTTTCAACCTCTCCCTGTGAAGGGGATTTTAAAAAACTTTTTTATGTCAAATAAAAAAACAGATAAAAAAACAGCGCCTGAAGTAAAAGCTGATCAAGCAGCACAAAAACAAATACCAGGCGGCGAAACACCGGGTAAAGAAGAATTGGGCGCAAAGCTAAAGACTGTGCCCGCAGAGCAGCCAGCGCAGCCATCAGCAGCGCAAACCGATGCTGAAAGAATAGCCACACTTGCGCAGGTGGTTGAAGTGCCCGAGTTAGTGGTTGTAAATGACATTGCTGAATTAGCACCAACACCGTAAACCCTCACCCTGCCCTCTCCCTTCAAGGGAGAGGGTGGAGAGATTAAATAATAATTTTTTCAACCCTTCCGTGTGAAGGGGATTTTTAAAAACTTTTTTATGTCAGATAAAAAAACAGAATTGGGCGCAAAGCTAAAGGCTATAGAAAAAAGAGAGCCTGAAGTAAAAGCTGAGCAAGCTGCACAAAAAAAAATACCAGGCGAAACACCGGGTAAAGAAGAATTGGGCGCAAAGCTAAAGGCTATGCCCAAAGAGCAGCCGGAGCCGTCATCAGCAGAGCAAACCGATGCTGAAAGAGTTGCCACACTTGAGCAGGAAAAAACCCAGTTGCTGGTAGAAGTTGCCGCCCTTAACCAGGAGATAGGCAGAATAGCCAACGAGCGCGACTCAACCATTATGGTTAACCAGGATCTTACCAACAAGATTGAAACCGGCGTAAAAGTAGAAATGGTTGATCCATCAACAGCCAACAGGATCTCTGCCGAAAGCTTTAAATCCGAAGGCAAAGAGTATGAGTTTGCTTTTGCACGAATGACAAACAAAGACGGTGTAATAACTGCCAACGAAGTTATTGCCAGCGAAGCATTGCAACGCCAGTTGATCGAATCGGGCAGCGGAATGATCCGCCTTAAAAAAACGCATTAAAAACAAGAAGATAGGAGACAGAATTATGAATTCATAATTCATAATTCATAATTCATAATTCATAATTCTCATCATAATTCATAATTCTCATCATGGCAACCCTGTATAAAAAAATACTTAAAGCCGATCAAAAAAATACCGAAGGCGGCTATAAAAACGTGGTTCTTTTTGCACCCGTTGCATCCTTTCTGGCTCTGGCTAAACCTGCCCCTGGTGCAAGCCCTGCTTTGGGTGACGGACTTAAAATAACTACCGACCACACCTTTACCTCACCCGGAGGTTGGTATAGCTGGCTGTGCACAAAACACAGCGTAACCATTACCGGCGAAACAACCGGCGATGTTGCCAAAAGCCTGGTTTGGAAATCGAAGTTTCATTTATTGGGCGATAGCGCCAGCACACAGGAGCAGTTGCAAAACATGCTGAACGACGACATGATATTCCTGTTAAAGGATGGCGCATGTCTTACCGCAGCAGAGTATGTACAACTTGGTAACGAGTGTAATACACCCGATGTAACCGTAACCTTTGATGGTAAAACCACCAAAGAAGGCTTAAAGGAATATATTGTTGAAGTAACAGTTAAGGCAGCAAAATACTGGTATAGCGGAACAGTCGTTGAAGTAGCTTAAAAAATTCAGAATTTAGAATTATGAATTCAGAATTGACCATTCATAATTCATCATTAACCATTCATAATTCATAATTCATAATTAATCATAATTCATAATTAATTCTCATGACCGAAGAAACTAAACCAATCGTTTTTATTGACCAGGAAACTTTACAGGGTTTTCAGGCGCTGGTAACTGAAGATCCGATGGTGCATATTCCAGGAGTTTACTCGGGCCAGTTAAGTGCGATTACCCCTGCAGTTGCTGCCGGGCTGGTAAAACGCAAAAGCAACCTGTTAAAAGCCAAAGTGGCTCCGGAAGAGGTAAAAGAACTGGCTAAAGCCGAAAAGGCAGAAGCAAAAGCAGAAGCCAAAGCAGACCGGACAGAAGCCAAAGACCTGCCACGGGAGGAAGCTAAAAAGTTTCCCGATCCTAAGAAGTAACCATTTTCAACTTATATAGAAAAACCGTAAAAATCCCTGCCGCCTTCGGCGGGGATTTTTTGCATTTACCCAACACTTCTATAACAATCCATTTAACTTTTTATTTGCAGTTTTGAAAAGTGTTATTATGTTTGTAGTGCAAATCAGTACCCAACTAATGTCACATCTTCCATTACAAACATTTAGGAAAACTTCTTGGCCGGCACACGGGTGTAAGTCCCGTAACTTATCTGTTGGTGACAACAGGTACTGGTTTGCAGTGACCGGCCTATTCTATAATCTTCTTATTTTTCTAAAATGCAAACCAGTAAAAATCACACAAGCACTTCCGACAAGGCTCGGAATCTTATCCAACAGAACCTCTCTATTATTGATGAAGACACGCTCGCCCAGACATTCGACTTAGTTCGGGGGCGAGACTCGGGCCACCTAAAATCAGTTATGTTCGACTGCCTGGCAGAGTACATTATGGTCATGTCTCTAACGGAGGATCGCCGGGCAATGGTTTTATACAATTACCGTAACGTCTGCGAGTTGATCGACTTCACATTTTTCATTTTTAGAAATCCTGTAGAAGACGCTGAGCGGTATAAGAAGGCGTTGCTTCTATTTTCACAACTTTCATAAACTTATAAAAAATATTACAATGGAAAAGACAAACAACATAATTGCCCGTATTAACCACGTGGCTATTATTGTAACTCAAAAAGAAAAACTGGTACCGATTAAGCCCATTTGCGAGGCATTAGGAATTGACGATAAGTCTCAAAGACAGAAGATAAGTGAGGATGAAATTTTATCTTCAACTGGGGTGCTGAGCACCTTAGTTGCCGCAGATGGAAGAGGGCGTGAAATGTTCTGTTTACCCCTCGAATTTGCATTCGGTTGGCTATTTTCTATCAACCACAAAAACGTAAAGCCAGAGGCGCAGGAAGCAGTAAAGCAATACAAGATGCAATGTTACCATGCACTTTACAGGCACTTTACGGAGTACGCTGAATTTGTCCAGGACAAGCAAAAAGAACTTGATGAAGCACTCGAAGTTAGAAAAGTGGCAAAAACTGATTTCAATAAAACTAAAACTGTATTAAGGGACGCAGATGATAGTATCGAAAAGGCAAGACATCTAAACTTCGATGACTGGAGGGCAAGAAAGTCGCAAATAGAAATGGACTTTAAAGAGGCAGACGAGTTTGAAGAATAAAAGCACTACCTTTAATGTGCCCTACATTACATTTACTGAAAAGTGAATTCCGAAAAAGCCTTGCAATTGCAAGGCTTTTTGTATTATATTGGAGCACTAAAATGTTTGAACCATGCCCGACTTAGGAAACTGTCCGAGTTGTAATGCAACATTAAAATCAGGAATTTTTGGCGGCAATAAACTTTTAAATAAAAATGAAGTTGAGATTATTAATGAAATGTATGGCCAAAAGTCGGACGCTTATTGTAATGCCTGCTCGTCCGAAAAATTGCAAATAGCTATTCACAAATTACATACTGAAGAAACTTCTATCCGGCAAACACTAATGCAAATGGTTTCTTATATACCAGTTGTTTCAGCCCCCAATCCTTATCAGTGGGAATATACGGTTTTGGGGATGGTAACAGGTCAGTCTACTACAGGTACAGGTGTTCTCTCCGAATTGGGGGCATCGGTAGCAGATATATTTGGCGGGCAGTCGGCAGGGTTTAACACAAAGTTGAAAGCAGGTGAAAATATGTGTTTCATGCAATTACGGCAACAAACCGTAAACTTCGGCGGCAACGCTGTAATTAGCACCGATATAGATTTCTCTGAAGTTGGTGGAGACCGGGGTATGCTCATGGTATGTATGTCTGGCACAGCAATTAGGCTTCATAACATCGAAGTTTTATCAGAAATTGCCGTAAAAAGCATCCGGCAAATATCGCCGGTGCAGGAAAGATTAAAGTTATTGGACAGACTCAAAAGAGAGAATAAATAGGTTATAATTACTTTAAGTAACTATACCTACTTACACGCAAGGGTATTTTAAATACCATAAGAGGGATGCTAACTTTTGTATGCAAAGAAGTTTGTTCTTAATTCATAGATGTGTTGTACCTCACCTTTTTCTTTTACCTCAATACAAGTAACAAGCTTTTGCCCTTGCTCAACAGATAAGAATAGGCCATCTAAAGCACCCCCGGAAAAGAGGTAAATATTAAGGATAGGCTTTTGCATTTCTTAAAGTTACACAATTTTCAAAAGTATAATACCTTTGCGTGTAAGTAGGTATAGTTACCTTACTTTAAGTTATATCCCCCGCCTCATGCGGGGCTTTCTATTGTCCTTTCCATGCCTATACAAGCTGTTTACTTTTACTAAATGCTTAACAATGATACTGACCAGCTGAATGATGACATTGAACAGTGGAACAAGCGCAACCTGCAGGCGCTTAGGGATAAGATATCTTCTTTAAACATAAAGCACCGCGATAACAGCCCAAATAAACTGCCACTGGCAAGAGCGTTGCGCAGCCAATTAAGAAAAAAAGATGGCATTATTAGCCGCATCAGTTATAAGATGCCGGTAAGCGCCATTTTCCTACACAAAGGTGTAAGCCGTGGCCATCCGGTAACGAACCCCAGAAGAGCGAAGGAGTGGTATGCACCCGTGGTTGATAAAACTATTGATGAGCTTGCCGATATAGTTGCTGACGGTCAGGGTAACATGGTTATAAATAATATTAATATTAAGTAATTATGAGCGAAGTAAAATCGAAACGGTTAAATATATACATTGATCAGACGGCCGCAGAAACTGCCCTTGAAAAGCTGAATGTAAAAGCGACGGCTTATAATAAGATTATTGGGGAAGGGAAAAAAAAGCAGGAAGAACTTAAAAACGAGATCGTTGCAGCCTTAACAGCAGCAGCAAAGGTTGACGGGCTGAAAGTTAACTACGCTAACCTTGCGAAGAGTATTGATGATGCAAAAAACGAACAAAAGAAATTAAGAACCGAGATTGAAGCTGGTAAAGCTTCAGGTAAAAATGTAGATGACCTGAGGGACAAACAACGGCAGCTAAGAGTTTCGGTTGCAGAAAGTGAAAAGCAGTTTAGAGCATTAAAAAGGGAGATAGCAGATTCGGAAGCTGCGGGGCGCAGTGTTTCTAAGCTAAAGCAGAACTTTACGCAGTTGGGGATTGAACTTACGTCTGCCGCAAAAAAACTGGAGGTTGTTGATGCAGAGCAGAGAAAAATATCTCAGCAAATTGATAGTAAGATTGGGCCATCGCTGAAGCAGCAGAAGAACCTGGTAGCGCAATTGAATGCCGAATTGCACCGGCTGCCGGTCGGCACTGCGGAGTTTGGAGAAAAATTGCAGCAGTTGCGGCAAGCTGAACCGGTATTGGCTGCAATTAAGGAGAGGATAAAAGGTGTAGAAGATGCTCAAAATAACATGCTAAAGGGCAGCAGCGTGTTAACCAGAGCCGGTGTTTTTATTGCAGGCTTTGCCGCAAATGTAGCTGCCCAGGCAATGAGCGCTGTTAAACAGGCAATAACAGATACTTTCCAACTAACATCACAGTTCGAAACGTCAATAGCCAACTTATCGGCCATTACAGGAGCCGCCGGTGCGGATTTGGATTTTTTAAAGGCATCGGCGATAGACCTTTCAAAAAAAGGTGCAACATCCGCGCAGGAATATGTTGACGCTTTTAAATTAATAGCATCAGCCAAACCAGAATTATTAAATGCCAAAGATGACCTTGTAGCTGTAGCTCAGGCAGCAAACCTTTTAGCAAATGCTTCTGGCCTTGACTTGCCAACAGCGGCAACAAAATTAACCGATGCTCTTAATCAGTTTGGCGCACCAGCATCGGATGCTGCCAAGTATGTGGATGCATTGGCCGCCGCGGCTAAATATGGATCTGCAGAAGTACCTGAATTAACTGATGCGATAATAAAGTTTGGCAGTATTGCTAAATCGGCCAACGTTGATATTTATGAAAGTTCTGCTGCTGTTGAGTTGTTGGGCGAGCATGCTTTGAAAGGTGCTGATGCAGGAACAGCTTTAAGAAACGTACTAATTAGGCTTAGTGCAGTTGAAGTATTGCCAAAAGAGGCATTAGCATCGTTGAAAGCGGCCGGGGTTAATACCGATATACTTAAAGATAAAAGCCTTTCACTTGAAAAGAGGCTTGCAGAACTTTCCAAAATAAAAGATAACGACAACGCGATTACCAGGGTATTTAACGCAGAAAACTTAAACGCAGGCCAGATAATACTTCAGAATTTACCGAGATATGCACAGTTAGCTGCACAAATAAAAGAACAGGGTGTAGCAGCGCAGCAGGCCGCCGTTAATACCAGTACGCTCGCTAACAGATGGGAACAATTCAAAAACATCCTTGCCTCCCGTGTATTAAACGGATCGAATGATTTCCTCAAATCTTTGGTTGAGAGAATTACCACACTTGTAGAGCCTACGAAAACAGCCACTGAACAATTTAAAGAATTAAGTTCGTCAGTAAATAACCTGGAGAAAAACGTAATTCCTCTTGCTAACAGGTACGACGAATTGAAAGGTAAAACCAACCTGAGTAATGCAGAACAGGCGGAGATGAAATCTATTGTAGGTCAAATTGCTTCTATCATGCCAGGGGCTGTATCTGCGCAGGATCAATATGGCGCTGCTATAGCAATAAATACGGGAAGGGTTCGTGAATTTGTGCAGGCCGAAAAAGCCAGGTTAACGGTAGTTAACTCAAAAGCAATTGATGAGTATTCGAAAAAGGTTAATGCGGCTCAAGCTGCCATTGATGCGCTTGCTGCAAGACAAAAAGAGCGGCTAAGTTCAGGAACTTTTACCGTTGCTGAAACCACCACTGGTTTTGAAAAAGGATCGGCACGAACTGATTATAGAAAAGCCAACCAGGCTGAAATAGCTGACTTTGATGCAAAGTATCAGAAGCTAAAGACCTTGAAACAGGGATCGGAGGAGGAGTTGAAAAGGTTGAGCGGGGATGCCTTGCAGGCACAGTTGGACGCCCAGGCCGATGCAGCTAAAAAAGCTGATGCAGAAAGGAAGAAGTTACAAGATGGAGTAAAAGATGATGACAATAAGAAAAATACCGAAACCACAACCAAATTAAAAAACCAGCTTAACGAGCGCACCCGCCTCGTTAAAGAATACAACGATTTTGTAAAAGGGCTGAACGAGAACATCAACGACCTTCTTACGCCGGATGCTTCGCGCAAGATGATTGAAATTTTTAAGGAAGCACAGAAGGAAACAGAAAAGCTTAACGACCTTAAAGCCAAAGGCGCGATCAATGAAACGCAACGGCAGGAGACATTGCTGGTAATAAATAAAAAAAGGCAGGAGGCTATACACGCTTTATTGGTTGAGGAGGAAAAATCATATAAAACCACCATTGTAAATAATTCTACAATAGATCCTTCAGGCTTGCCAAAAGCATTGCAGAATACCGTACAAAATCAGAAGGTAGAAATTAAAGTGCCGGTAGAGTTTCTGCCGCAAATATTGCCTGAAGACGAAAAGGTGGTAGCTGAAGCCCTGCAAAAAACTTTAAAGAAATTACAGGACGAAAACAAAGCAGGCTTTCAACTAAAAACACTTACCGCCAAGAACCCCGGCGATAAGCGAAAGGCAGAATTGGCAAGTTTGGAAAACGATTATGCCGATACTTTTAAAAACATCGAAACACAGAGGGCGCAGATTGTTGCAGGTACACGCAAACAAGTAGATAATGTTTTATTGGTACAGGAACAGGAATACCTGCAAAAGAGAAAAGATATAAATAAAGCTGCATTAGATGAAATACTGGCAGGTATCTCTACGGCATTAGACTTTGCTGCCCAGGTTGTAAATGTATTGGGTAAGTTTAACGATGCAAAAGAAAAACGGGAGAATGCAGCATTACAACGTGAATTAAAAAACAATGATGCCCGAAAGGAAGGTATTAGAAAATTGGAGGCAGGTAAGGTTATCAGTGCACAGGAAGCACGCCGACAGATACGTGACATTGAGATTCAGGATGATGCAAGAAGACAAGCATTAGAAAAAAAGCAGTTTGAAAGAAGAAAGCGTTTTCAAATTGCTGAAGCACTTATAAGTGGTGCCCAGGCAGTTGTACGGACAATTGCAATATATGGTCCACCCATTCCTACAAGTCCAAAAGGTATTGAGTCTATTATAGGGTTAGCTTTAGATGCTGCATTAACAGCAGCCTCGATTATAGCCATTGCCAGCCAGAAATTTGCAACCGGCGGTAAAGTAACCCCCGAAGAATTGAGGAACGGGCGCATAAATGTTACTGCCAACATACCAACGCAACCCAATGGCGATAATGTTTTTGCCACCGTAAAAACCGGCGAAGTAATACTTAACGAAGATCAGCAGCGTAAGCTGGGCGGCCATAAAGTTTTTAAAGCCATTGGCGTACCCGGCTTTGCCGGTGGCGGCGCTGTACAACCATTTTGGAAAACCCGCCCTTACCAACGGCTTGATGTGCCGGCAATAACCCGAAGCATGCAAATAGTAAAATTTGCCGAGGGTGGAAGGGTAGGATCTGCTGCAAATATATCTTCACCTGCTACCGATGGTGCAGTATTGGAATTGCTGAAACAATCCCAGGAAATACTGCATCAATCACAAAAAGTGAATTTTGCATTATTACAATCAACAAGTGATTTAAATAATCATCTTGCTGAAGGAATAAGGGCTGATGTTTTGCTGGGAGACATACACAGGCAGCAAAAGCAGTTAGATAGAATAAGAGCTGATGCGGGCTTGAGGTAAGTTTAAACTGCCTTTATTACTTCAATTGGATTCACTTCGGGTACCATGATATGTTTGTCTTCATAATCCTTTACTATTTCCAAAAGCAGCGCTAATTCGTCTGCTTCGGGTGTACCTTCTCCGGCGTGTAAAATTTCCATGGTTCGCTTAACAGCTTTTTTATATTCCGCTTTTTTATATTCCGCCTTTGTTTTTATTACTTTCCAATTCATAATCATTTTGCTTTTCATATCTCAAAATTAATACCTTTTTTATCTTCTCACTTTAGGGCTGCTTGCCACTAAGAACAATATTTTAGCGTATTTTTACGAAGTGTCCAATAGCGCAAATCCACTCTTTCTATGATAAACAATAGGTTTAGTTTTGTCAAACAGTTTCCCATAAAAGTCAACTATGTCAGAAGAAAATGTTGCTCAAATTCTTTCGTACTTGCAGGATTTAAAAAATGACCTGCAGGACTTAAAGAAAGACGTGGGTAAAATGGATAAGCAGCTTAAAATAATAGATATAAGACTTTCGCTGATAGAACAGAGACTAAGCAATATAGAACCCTGGCTTTCGGTTGAAAATAACCATCTTAAATACGATACGGCAAAACATCCGATTGCTTAACCGATATTGTTTCAGCACCTTTAAATGTTTGCGCCCCCGGTTTCTAAAAAAACCGGGGGCTTTTTTTATGCGTCGCAACTACCCCCGACAACATGAATTCATAATTCATAATTCCTAATTCTGAATTATAATTGCTTCATTGTCCTTTCCCCACCCGCCGCTAAATGCCACTTTTGATATGTGGCCGAAACAATCACCTTTAAAGAAGCCCTGAACCTGTTGGACTCCGGAGCCATGTTTACCGATATGGCATTTGTAACCGACGACGAAAAACGCGGCACCGGCGGCGAATGGATAGAGATTAAAAAAGGGTTTAAACACGACTTTGTTTCTAAAAAAGAAAGAGCCATGCTTGCAAAAGCGCAACCGCAACAGGCAGTTAAAAAAAACCCCCATCACTACGAAAACAGCACCCGCAACATTGCCCTGCCTAATGGCGAAATACGCAAAGTAAGCATCAGGCTGATAAGAAGATTTAACGGCAAAATAGTAACCTGACAAAATGATAGATAGTTTTGGCGATATAGCATTAGGCAGCAAGGCAGGCAGCATCATTATAGCTGGTGATTCGCAGGATTATGAAACAAACAGAACCCCATCGCCGGAAGCGCTTTCGGTTACCACACCCGAGCCATGGAGCAACTGGGGCGCTAATAACCTAATGCCGCAGGAGATTGCCAACGACATTGAAAACTGCGGTGTACTGGCCGCGGCATTAGATGCCAAAGCACGTATTGGAACAGGCAAGGGCATGCAACCCTTTATGCTAAAAAACATCAGCAGCGATGGTAAAGAAGAATTAGAGTGGGTAAGCGACAGAGAGATACACGACTGGCTGGAGCTAAATGAAAGCTTTGAATTTGCTTACGACAGCAGCTTCGATAAACATGCCTATGGGTGGAACTGCGGCAGCTATATTCTTAACCTTGGCCGAAATAAAATTACCAAAGCAAAAAGGCATGATGTTTACGAAGCAAGGCTCGAGAAAAAGCAGCCTTCAGGCATCATCAACAGCCTGTACTTAAGCCCCGACTGGGCAGGCGCCTCAACCATATATGAAACTAAAAAGCAAAAAAGAATTGACCTGCTAACCGAGGGCAACGAGCTTGCAGATTTAGAAAACCGTATTGCCAACAACAGCAGTAAAATAGAGTTTGCTTTTGTTAACCGCACCGTTCGCAATGGCAGGCATTATTACCCGATACCGCTTTACCGCAGCAATAAAGCCTGGATAAAGATTGCCCGCAGTGTGCCCGCACTAAAGATAGCGATGTATAAAAACCAGATCACTTTAAAGTACCTGGTAATTATTCACCCGAAATTTTGGGAAGACAAGGTTGGACAGGTTGCATGGAACAAATACCTCGCCGACGAGAAAAAGAAGTTTCAGGAGGAGTATTACGATAAGATAGATGTTTGGCTTAGCGGCGAAGAAAAAAGTTACAAAAGCCTGTTTACCGGTGGCTTTATGGATATAGCAACGGGAAAATTTACCCCTTACGTAGAGGTGAAGGAAATTAGTGATACGATGAAGGACGGCAAACACTTGCCCGACAGCGGCGCAGCCAACAGCGAAATTTTGTTTGCCCTGATGATAAACCCGGCGCTGATGGGCGCAGGCAACCCCGGCGGCAACGCATACGGCGATACCAGCGGCGGCAGTAATGTACGCGAAAGCTTTTTGGTACAACTGATGATCATGGAAGCCGAACGAAGATTAAACGCGTCGGTATTTAACGTGGTGAAGAATTTTAACGGATGGAGCAAAAGAATTGAAGGTGCTGATGGCATAAACGGAAGATTGGTTTTCAGGTACCCGAGCGGCTTGCTTACTACCTTAGATACGGGTAAGAGTACTAAGCCGGAGAACCTTTAGAGAATGATGAATTAAGAATTAAGAATTATGAATTATGAGTAATAATAAAATCTTTGTGCTTCTGACTTTAATAATAGTTGGTGTGGCGGTTTTGCTTCATGTAATTTATGTAGAATTATTCTTGCTTTGGGTATGGCTGATGATAAAGGTTGGAGAGCAACCATAATTCATAATTCAGCATTATAAATTAAAACAAAGTGTCTCTTATAATAACATGAAAACTAAAACCAATGAAACAGGATCCAAAATTAGTGGCAGCAAAAGAAGATAATGAACGTGAGGTTAAGCATATATGCTCACGCTTTAAGATACCTATTGCTGCGGTGAGAAAAGTTATGATGGATACCGGCAAAGACGGAAGGCCTTGCAGAAGCAGAAAAATAATTTACGCTGCACTGCGGAAAGAGGGATATGTGATTAATGTAAAAAAGAAAACCGCCTAATTCAGAATTATGAATTCAGAATTGACAATTCATAATTTATAATTCATAATTATAAATTAAAACAAAGTGCTTATTAAAGAAAACGATATAACAACGCTTCGCAGGTATGTTAAGATGAGCTTTACGGCTACGGCGGTTAAGAGCATGCCCGATATTGATGCGGCAGAGCGCAAGTTTTTAATCCCGATACTTACACAACCGGTTTTTAATGCATTGCAAGCGGAGGTTGATGCAAACGATGCCACCTGGAGCACGTTATTAAACCTGTGCCGGGCAGCTATTGCCCCATTAGCCTTATGGCTCGATCTGCCTTTTATGCAGGCAAGTATTGAAGATGGCGGCATTAAAACTACCCATAGCGATAATAAAGAAGCAGCCCACCAATGGGAGTACAGGCAGATTGAAACTGCCCTGGTTAATAAAGGAATGGCAGCGCTTGAAGACCTGATCGATCATTTGCTTGTAAACGGCAGTAATTATGAATGGCAGGACAGGGCGGATGATAACTCCATTTTTAGAACCGGTAAAGACTTTAGCAGGTACGTTTACCTGCACCAGCCCAACCTAACGTTTCAACAACTGAAACCATTGGTTAAAGAAGTGGAAGACCACTTTATACGGCCCGCGATAGGTGATGCGTTTTATAATTCGCTGGCATTGCTTAGCACCCCCGGCGAGGGAGAAATAAAAGCGATACAACTGATAAAAAAAGCTGTTGCCAATTATACGGTTGTACGGGCCGTAGAACGGTTGCCTGTAAAGATCACTCCTTATGGTTTAATGGCATCGCTGCAAAACAATACAGAGGGTAAAGCTGATGCGCCTGCTAAAGATAACCAGCTTAGCCTGCTAATGACGAGCAGCCAGCGCGAAGCTGATGCGTATTTGTTTCAATTAATGGAATACCTGAATAAAACTGCTTCAGCATTAGTGTTCAATACATTTTTTACAAGTGCTTATTACATTATCCGACTTAATAAAATTGACGGCAATTATTTACGAAAAGGCGTATGCGCACTTTAAAAATGCTTAAAGGTTTTTACATAGCAGGAATTAATGTAATGCCCGCCGACCTGGACGGTATTAAGGTTGTAGGCATATTGCTTGTATTGGGTATGCTGTTTATAATTGCATGGATTACAGGGTTGATAAGGATTGTACAGAAAGTTATACTTGCTCCCGGTGATGCTGCGGTAAACATTGAAGCAAAAATACATTCGGTAGAGAATGCGCTTAATGCAATGATTACAATAGATGAGGATAGTAAAGTTATCGCATGGAATAAGAGGGCTGAAATTATGTTTGGTTGGAAAGAGACTGATGTATTAAAAAGAGACTTAGCGGAATTAATTATTCCTATTGAATATCGTGAAATGCACAAGGCAGGGATAAAAAGATATATCGAAACCGGTGAGAGTAAAATTATAAATTCTCCGGCTGGCACTGAACTAAAGGCTTTAAAAAAAGATAAAACACTATTAGATATAAGGCTTTATTTATGCGCATGGAAAAACGAGGCAGGGTTTCAATTCTTTGGGGCAAACATTGTGGACATAACAAAAGAGAAAGCTGTGGATGCTGTTTTATTTAAGGAAATAGAGTTATACAGGCAGGGTGAGGTAGCTGGTAAATGTGGAGTGGCTATTTTTTATATTCTTGAAGATATTACAGTTCCTTCACCGGGATTTTGCGAGTTGTTTGATATGGACTATAAAACTACCTATAATGCTGCTGATTTTATAAGCAGAATACATCACGAAGATCGGATTTTAGCTACGACTGCTATTGCTAATGTTATTGACACTAATGAAGGTTTCGATTTGCATTATAGGGTAGTTAAAAAAGATTTAAGCCTTATTTATGTAGAAAGCAAAGCCTATGCTTACGAAAGAGATGAACAAGGGAAAGTTCTTTCATTAATAAGTTATTTAAGAAATATAGAAAAACATGAGCGATAGCAACGAAAAAATAATGGGTGGTATTATAGCAGGCATAACAGCAGTTGCAGGCTGGTTCTTCGGGAAGAAGAAAAGAAAAGTAGAGCTTACAGATAAGGAGTTTGACCTTGACGAAAAGAGGTTTGACAGACTAAAAGAAGATATTGTTGAGCTTATAAAAAAAGGCGAAGTATGGGAAAGCAAGTATAATGCTTTGCTAATTGAAGCAGCACAGCTAAAGGGAGATTTAGCAGAAGCACGAAGGCAGATAATAAAACTTAAATATAAAAATTAAAAAGTATGAAAAAAATACATTTCAGTTTCTCAAACTTTTTTGCATTTGTAATTTTTGGTTCCGTGTTTGCATTCTTTTGGAATAAAAACGACCCAACCATTAATGAAACCTATAAGAACATCCTGCTTATAATAGCCGGGTTTATTTTTGGCTCAAGTAAAAGCTCACAAAGTAAAGACGATACTATACAATCTATGCAGGAGGATAAAACAAAAGCAAATGTAATCGGTGATAGTGTTGATACACAAAATATTACAGTTTCTTCTGATACTCCTTTGAATAAGGAAGACAAATAAAAATGCTATACAAGAACCAGTTTAGTTTAACCGGAACGGATATTCAGAACGCGATTATAGCGGCTGCGATAGATCGTATTAAATTTCCGTTTGAGCGGATAAAGTTCCCTAACGGTATGTGTCAAATAGGTTGGAGAGACCTGAACCCACCACATAAATATAGAAATATAGAAATGGGCGGTGAACCTCTTATAGGTTCGTTTGACGGGCGCAAGTACACGCTGGGCGTGTTCTATCCTTCAAATGGAAACATATTTGCAGATAACGCTTTGGTAGCTCATCCTGAACTTGCACAAAGCACAGTAAGCGCAGAAATGGCGCACTCTGTTGACGAGTTTCTGCCGCTTACAGACGAACAAAGGGAGAAACTTATTAAACTAACATCTTATGGGGAAACAACGGAAGTTCATACATGGTGGGAGAAACAAGACTACGAAGCGGAGTATTTCACGCTTGTTGGAGAGGCGTTCATGCAGATGTTTACGGTTGCGTACAGCGATATACCGTTCGGTAACGCTGCATCCTTTCATCATACATTAAAACAAGAACAAGTGAACGAGTTTCTTTCGATTATGGGAATACAGCGAACGGATTATGTAGCACCAAACAAGTTCATGGGTTACGGTAAAAGCCTTGTTTACCACACGCTGAAACACTACCCACTCAATAATGGACGCGAAATATTCGGAACGATGTTCAAGGATTATAGGCCTTGTAAAATCTGTAAGCCTAAGTGATTTACAGATCAGATTGCTTCGTCGTTCCTCCTCGCAATGACGACCGCAACATAAATTCATAATTCATAATTCTAAATTCTTAATTAATAATTGCCTCATTGTCCTTTCCCCGGCGGACACTTAGTGTCATTTTTGATTAAATGATCAGCGAAGCCCAATATTTTGACAGTGCCAGGATGCACAACCTTGAGATCAGTGTAATTAAAGCCGTAGCTGCAGTAGAGAGCGGCGGCAAAGCTTTTTTAAACACCGGCGAGCCTGTAATATTGTTTGAACCGCATGTGTTTTGGCGGCAACTTGTTGCCCGCAATATAAACCCTAAACTATATGCCGCTAACTACGCTGATATTTTATACCGCGTTTGGAAACGGGATGCCTACGGCCCAAGCACCAAACAGCACGAAAGATTAAACCGGGCAGGCACCATTAACCGCGAAGCTGCGTTATGCGCTGCAAGCTGGGGGCGCTTTCAAATTATGGGTTATCACTATAAAACATGCGGCTGCCATACCATACAGGATTTTATAAATGCGATGTATAAAAGCGAAGATGAACACCTGCGTTTGTTTATGAATTTTATTAACGCAACGGGGCTGATAAATGCGCTTCGGCAAAAAGACTGGGCAGCTTTTGCAAAAGGATATAACGGCGCCGCTTATAAACAAAACCGCTACGACCAACGGCTGCAGAACGCTTATTTGTCGCTGCGAAAAATAACCATTCAACCTAACAAATAAATGGTTAAACATGGCAACCAAATGAAAGACTTAATTAAGCTGTTTACAGGCGTGTTTATTACCGCCAACCTTATGGTTGCCCTTTGTATGTTTTTAGCCATCTGCAATACAGTAGCCGATCACGATAAGGGAAAGGCAAATGAGCCGGTGACAGACAGTAATGAGGTGGGCGCTTATCCGGCATCCGGTTACAGTAAAATAGACACTGCAGCAGATAAAAAGCTAAGGGATCTATACCTTTTTGAACTTAAAAAAAAGGTGTCGCAGTGATTGTTTTTAATGAAAAATACGGACCTGCAGCACAGAGCTATAACGAGCTTACTGGCAGGCAGCTTATAAAAATTGCTGCCCTGATAGGCAGTAATGGAGATGAAGTGGTGGCAAGGTTAAAGGCATTGCAGGTGCTGCTTAATAAAAGTGTATTTTTTTTTGCTTGATACCGGCCGATGCAAAAGAGCAGATGCTGCCCTTTATTGAGTGGGTATTTGAGCAGAATACACTTACGAAACAGCACCTGGTAAGCTACCGTAAAATGTATGGCCCTGCTGATGATTTTGATAACCTTACCATGGGCGAATGGAATGCCTGCGAAATATTTTATAACGGGATGGTGCAACACAAGGATACTGAAAGTGATATGGTTAATGAAGGTGATGAAGATGCTTTAAACAAGCTGGTTGCAGTTTTATACAGGTTGCCAAAACCTAAGTACGACAAAGTTTTGAATAGCGATGGAGATATAAGAATGCCCTTTAATGAAAATGAAATTGATTTTTATAAAAAAAAGATTGCCCGCTGGCCTGCTGCTGTAAAAATGGCCATAGTGCTGTGGTACGATGGCTGCCGCGAGCATTTAAAAGAGCAGTATGATCTTTTTGACAACGCGGATAGCGGTGATGGAGAACCGGGAATGTTTGAGCTGATAAGAGGAATGTGCGGTAAACGTTACGGAAACTTTAAAGAGGTTGAAAAAATGAACGTGCATATAGTAATGCGCGAACTTGAAATGATGAAGAAGGAAGCGGAGGAGATGCCCCGGGCTTAAGTTAGGAGATAGGAGTTTTGAATTATGAATTATGAATTATGAATTATGAATTATGATACCCCACAATGAAAATGATGGTAGTAGATAATAAATATGATTTTGGAGATATGGTTTATTTGAAGACAGATCCAGATCAATTAAAGCGGATTATTACAGGCATCCACGTTTTTCCGGGCAACGCAATTTCTTACACGGTAACACAGGCAGGCACTGAATCACAACATTACGAGTTTGAAATATCAGCAGAAAAACAAATTATAGAATGACTTTGAAGATTGAATGAAAGAAGTTATAAACATACCGTTTCCGTTAAAAAAGTTTGTTACATGGACGGCGATAATAATTGTGTTTGCAGTTGCAGTATGGATTGCAATTAAATGGAATAAACAACTGGTACCGCCAGCGGCATATAAAGCTTTAATGGATAGCACCAACCAACGGATAATGCAGCAGGATATGGTAATAAAAAGCGTGTGGGAACGGGTAAAAGAAGTGGAGGCAGACATTGGCCGGTTAAACAAAAACGGAACCGCTATTAAGCAGAATATTCAAAGCAACACAAGCCGTCGAAGTGATATAAAAACAGCCCATGAAAAAATTAATAATACTGTTGACGCTTATACTGATGACGACATTGAGCGGTATTTGCAGCAGCACTACGGACACAAGTAAAAGCGAATATAAAAAAAGCTATATCCGCGCTTTAATTGCAGATGTAGAGATGGGTAAGATCTATAAATATGAAATGCTTAGGTATGACAGCTTAACAACACTGTATCAAAGTTATGCTGCAAACCGGGATAGCATTATTGATGCAATGACAACAACGGATTTAGGAAAGGACACCATTATCAATTCTTTAGTAATTGTAACCAAAGATTTAAAAAAACAACAGGAATATACTTTGGCATGGGTAAAAGGGATTAACACCGAGTTACGAAGGCAGAAAGTAAAAACGTTTTTCAACAGGGTTCTTAATGTGTTGGTTATAGGCACAGGCATTTATTTGTTTGTAAAAAAATAATTCATCATTCAACTACCCTTCCACAAGCTTAATCAGTAAATAATTCATCATAAAAACCATGGGCTTTTATAAACAAAGAGAACAATACTTACAGGGCATAGCCCAGGATCATCCCTTAGTGTTGCATAATCAGCCGGTTAGTGCAGTTGATGCACGGCCGAGGCAAAGCTTCTTTAGAATTAATGACGAGGAAGAGTTGAATGCAGCCTCTGTAAACTGGGTACATTTTCCGTGCGTGGTAATGATAGGCTTAAGCGGCGGCCTTATTAATAAAAGCGGAAGCATAAGGCAGTTGAATATTAATACCGTGCTGGTTTTAGAAAAGATGCTTCTTGATGAAAACAACCCTATTGATGCCACAGCAATTACCGAAGCATACGACAGAACTTTTGAAGTGATGAATGATTTTATTGGGCGGGTTAATGATGATTATGAAGCTGGCGACGTTTGCGTTTTTAGTGATCTTGACCTGGGCAGGTTTAAATGGGAGCAGGCAGGCCCATTGGGCGATCAGCTTTATGGATGGATATTAACTTTTAGCGATGAAACAGGGAAGTGAGTGGGTGAATTATCGTCATTGCGAGCGAAGCGAAGCAATCTGCTGCTTACACTATTAGCCTGACTTTGATAATATCAGATTGCTTCGTCGTTCCTCCTCGCAATGACGATGCCTTGTTGGTTTACACTTCCCATTGTCCTTTACATCAACCTGAATGTCCGCCACATTTGTAATTCATCTCCTTAAATGGCAACACAAATAACAGAAAGGCCGCATACTTTTAATTTTTCTGAAAATGAAATAAGGTATGTGTTTAATGTAAATGATCCGGCGGCGGCGGGCTGCGCTGTTCAGGTGGAATTAGTTTACTTTAAAGAGGGTATTGCAGCAGCACAGAAAATAATAAGCTTTGCCCTTACGCCCGATGCGGACGGAACCGTTTATTGCCATGTTCAAAATTATTTAAAGTCGTTTTTAAAACCGCAACTGCCCGATGTTGTTGCAGATTATGCATCAGCAATTACCACACAGGTAAAAAGGTTTTATATTAAGTACCGCCAGGTTACCAATGCCAGCGCTAATACCGAATGGATAGACGATAGCGCCAATACCAAAACAGTGCTGTTAGGTGGCGTGGAAAGAATGAAATTTAAACGCAATAACTTTTTTGTCAGTTACCTATTCGATACAAAGGCATGGCTAACCTGGCAGCCCAAAGGAAGCTTTGTTTATATTAACCAGCCACATTACTTAACGCTGCTTATAGCAGACGAAACGGTTAAAGAATTTACCGTAAGGGTACGAACTGTTTTTACCGATGGCACTATAGATAACACTTCGGAAGCCACCTTTAAAACCAGTGTTGATACCCCGCTTTGGCGCATTGATGCAAGCGTAAAAAAGTGGGAGCTCGACACCTTCAACACAAGCAAAAACATTTACTATTATGAAATAAATGCCATAAGCGGCAATATTATTTTAGCGCTTCCACATAGGTTTTACATACAATATAACCCGGTGTATGCTTATTGGGATTTTAATTATTTCAACAGCCTTGGCGGGATGGATTTTGTAAGGGTGGCAGGCGAAACTTTAATTAGCGCCGATGTAAACAGCGAAGACGTTGAGCACATTATTTACCGCGATGCATTAAACACTGACAAGCCGCAGGAGCAATACACCGCCACCAACTTTGTAAAGAAAGACGTGTATAAAGGCGATGCCGGTTTTATGCAAACCACCAGGCAACAGGAAGCATTGCTGGAGCTGCTGCTTAGCCGCGGAATTTATGAACTTACAGATGGCAGGTGGATTAAAATAATGAACCTGAAGAAGAGCGCCGACCTGCGCAATACAACCGATAAAAAATGGAGCTTCGCTATTGAGTGGAGCTATGGTTATGATGATAGTGTGTTTACCCCAAAAGCAATTTTATTAGGCAACGGGCAGGCTGATGCAATACCGGTAACGGTATGTGCACCGGTAGAACTTCCAGCCAACATTGTTATGCCAGATGGAGAAGTGGGTACACCATACAATTTTTACATTAACGTGGCTGGTGATGCGCCTTATGTATTGGCTGAACTAATTAAACCATCGTGGATGAGCGTTCAGCTTGTGGCAAATGTCCTCAACTTTACAGGCAAACCGGATGTAACAGGAACCAATCTTGACGTTTCATTTACTTTAAGCAATTGCAGTGGCGCCAACGCTTTGCCATTTACCGATTACATAAATATAACCCAGGCCGTACAGCCAAATATGCCGGAAATTATTGCAGGCAGTAATACTTTTTCGGGCGGCATAAGAACACAAGTGTTTACTGTTGGGCCAAATGTAAACCCGGGCAACAGGTTTGTTTTAACAGTTTATAACCATAGCGTAATTGTTACAGCGGTTGCAGGGGATACGCCCAATATAATTGCGGCTAAACTTGCCCAGGCGATTAACAATACTACCGCAGTACAATGGAACGATGCAAAATTTGCTCCGGCAAGTGGTACGCCGGGCTTTAAGCCAACAGCTACAAGCAGCGGTAATGCAATTACCGCTTCATTAAACGAGGGTAGCCTGTTTAGATCGGGAGCATATGTGAGTTGAATTATGAATTATGAATGATGAATTATGAATGATGATACCCTACTATGAAAATTTGCAGTTACCATAGCAATTTATATTTTGACAGCTTTTGCCAGCACGTAGCTGAGATGAAGGCTAAAGGCTTTGATGTTATCCTGTTTTGCATTACCGAAACGGATATGCGTTTTAATATGGAGATTTTTACAGAGTTTAAAACATATGCTGAAGGCGAAGGGCTGGAGTGCTGGGCTACTTTTTGGGGGTTGTTTGCAGGTGAAGCCGTATGCACTGCAAATGAAATTGGGGAAAAGAAAATTTATTTGTCGCGCTGGCTTGAGAAGGTAATAAACATTGGCTTTAATCATATTTTTATTGATGAACCAAAGCAGGCATCGTTAAACGAGATCATACATATATTACCTGGCTTTAATAACAATCAACAAGCTGAGGGAGGCAAAGAAGTTAACTTTCACTTATGCCTTAGCGATGAAACTTTTAACGAACTGCCGGATGATAAAATAAAGCGATTGCCTTTTAAATCGGTTGGGGTAAGTTGCTACCATTGGGTGAAGGACTGGATTAAGATATGCGACCGTACAGAAGCCATAACAAAGCGGCTGCATTTGCTGAGGCCTGCTGATAATTTTATTTTTCTGCAGGGCTTTGATATACCGGCGGGATGGGAAGATATACCGATGATGGTAAAAGAAATTGCTGAAGTTTACGGCATTGTAAATTTTGGCTTTTGGAGCTTTAGAAGCACCGCCGCTACAGGAAGCAAGCGGCCGGTTAACCATGAAAAGGTTTGGGAGAAGGTGAGATTTGGGCGGCCCTATAGCATCTCCCTGCAAGGTCAAATGGATGTTTTATAGACTTAAAAACAAATAAATAAAATGGCAAAATTTAAAAAGAAGCCTGTAGTTATTGATGCTATCACATTTCAGGAGTTCGTAGAGTACGGAAAACAAAACAGTGGAAACATTGTCCACGGTATGCCATGGAGTTTTGAGTACAGGGGACATCCGGTAACACACGAGAATGATAAATGTTATCAAATACCAACACTTGAAGGCATCTACAATTTCACGCCGGCCGATATGCTAATTATAGGCGTCAAAGGAGAAATTTACCCATGTAAAATTGATATTTTCGAGATGACTTACGAGCCTGTATAAGCGTGGTTTGTGCGAATTGTGATCTCGAAACATCCCGTTATTCCGGCAGGGGGATTGCTTCGTCGTACCTCCTCGCAATGACGTAACAGATCATTTATCATTCAACATTCATAATTCATAATTCATAATTCGTAATGATCGGGATAAAAGTAAACGGACTATTTTTAGAACTGAAGCCCGGAACGGCGGCAGAAATAGAACGCAAAAGCCCTTTTTTTGCTATTGACGAAGTTGCCGCAGAATATACTACCCCCCTTAGCTTTAGGTACACAGAAAATAATGCGATAGCGTTAGGTTTTATTTACCAGTATTATACAAAGAGACTCAAAAAGAAGGTAGCCGTAGAAATTTACGATGGCACCAGCTTTAAATATAAAGCTACCCTGGTTGTTGAAACCGGTAAGATGAATATGAACAGGCTTGAAGATTCGGAACTTAGCGGCTACCTGTTGTTTGGAATCAGCGATTTTTTTCAGGCGGTGAAGGGCAAGAAACTTTCGGAACTTCAGCTGGGTGGACTTAGAACTTTTACCTGGACGACAAAACTGCCTTTTGACGGGAGCAACGGCTTTTGGCAACACATTCACCGCACATGGATTGATGATACGATACCTTATGTGTTTGTGCCTATACGGAACGAACATTATGCCGGCGAAAACGGCGATGTGGACTGGATGAATAAGCTGGACATTACTTCGACAACGGCAAATAAGATTTGGTACGACTTTAATAACCCGCTGGTGCCGCAGATACGTTTGCCTTACCTGCTGCAGAAGATATTTGAGGAAGCAGGCTTTGAAGTGGATTTTACAGGGCTGAACGATGCAGACTGGCGCAGGCTGCTACTGGTTAACCTTACCGGTGTTAACTGGCTTACGACAACGCAAACCGCTGCCGGTATTGGCCCCGCGCCGTCAGCAACGATTACGATAGATCTTAAAAAACATTTGCCGCAGGACAAGACGGTAAGCGACTTTCTTGTTCAGTTGTTTGGGCGCTATTGCTGGGCGCCGCTGTTTGATGTAGTGCAGCGGAAAGTGAGGTTAGTGGCCGGTAAAGAACTCTTTAAAGGAGGCAGGCGAAAGGATTGGACGATGTACGCCGAGCCTGTGTTTGACAGCAGCTTTAACCAGGATAAGAAGATATTCGCGTTTACGAACGAGATTGACGGTAATGATCAACTGCCTTCGGCGCCCGACTTTACAGGGGCGCGGTTCAGTGCTTCGGTTATTAATTTTCAGCAGTTGCCAATTAACCCGGGGCCGGAACTGAAGGGAAGGATCGCCTACGTTTATCTTGAAAACCAATGGTACCAGGTGCAGCTTGACGAGACAACGAATAAGTACGCATGGAAACTTTTTGCCGATAATATTTATAACGAGGAGCCGAAGAATGCCACCGATACCATCAGCACTACGATTAGCACTTTGCCTTATTATTTTACGCGGTACCGCAAACCAAACGCTACGGCGAATGAATATTTGTATGGGTTCTTCCCGATGCTGAACCAGGAGGCCACTACGCCGATAGGTTACCGCACCCTGCTTTACCACGGTATGACGAATGAAACCCGTGATAACGGCGGGGCATGGCTGCTTAAATATCCCCTGGCAAGCAGCACAAGAAATAACACCACCGGTTTAACGCCGCTTACGTGGAGCAATGTTTACCGGCATAAGTACTTTGCAGGTTCGGTGTTCGAGGTTGATTATGGCATTATCAGCTATTGGTGGAAGGATTTTTTGAACATACTTAAGCATGGAGAAGAATGCGTTTTTAAAGTGTGGCTTGAGCTAAACGAGCTGACCAGTTTTGCATGGGATGAGGAGATACTTATTGAGAATATTCCTTACCTGGTTACACAGATAACCGAGCCTATGCCGTATAGGGGATTTGTACAAGCCACACTTAAGCGGTTGTTACCCGAGGAACCGGAAGTGGTTGCTGTTGATGCGGATAACAATGTGGTAAGTGGTGTTTTTGCGCGGCTGTCGGTTTTTAATACCAGGAATAAAGTGAACGGTTCGTTAACGCACCGGATATGCGATGTGAAGGTGAATTTGTACGGTGATGCTGCGGGAACTATAGCTTTTAAGCCGCCATCGGTACTGTATGTGCTGGTGAGGCAGGCTAACCTCCACAACGATAACAGTGTAACTACCACAGAGGATTATCTCGGTGTTGACAGCAATGAGAGAGTGATACTTTCGGGGGTGGATTATGATGTTTACGCCTCGGGCGTATTGATTAAGAAGATGACCTACACGTTGCAGCCGAGCGCGGCGAGGGATTATGTGGTGATGTAGTCAGTTATGAATTATGAATTATGAATTCAGAATTAGTAATTATCAATTATCAATGAGAATGAATACGCAATTAATGTTTAGCAGTATTTCTAATGAGTGGGAAACTCCAAGGGATTTGGTAGATAGGTTGAATGACGAATTTTATTTTACATTAGATCCTTGCTGCACCACTGAAAACAAAACATGTCAAAATTTTTTCACTATACAAGACGATGGATTAAACAAAGATTGGACTGGACATAATGTTTATGTAAATCCGCCTTACGGTAGGGAAATTGGCAAGTGGGTTAAAAAATGTTACGAAGAAAGCAGGAATGGAACATTATGTGTAATGTGTATTCCTGCAAGAACGGATACAAGATGGTTTCACGACTATATACAAGGCAAAGCGGAAATACGATTTTTGAAAGGAAGATTAAAGTTTATAAATCGACTTCTACCGTCCTATAATGAGAATGGGAATTTTAAAGTATCGCCTGCTCCATTCCCTTCGATGATTGTGATCTTTAAGCCTTACATATAAAAAGAGTAAAATCATCTCTTGATGTTCCCAATTCATAATTCATAATTCATAATTCTGAATTATTCTTTGTGGATTGATTGTCCTTCTTAAGCAGTTGGCTTAATTATACTTTTACAACTTCACGTTTTTCATAACATGGAAATTGGTACCGGGCGGGGTTTTTACCCTGCCTTTTTTCATTGTCCTTTCCGCCGTTGTATTGTCCGCCCAATTTTGTTACTTCAAACCAACATCAATTACCATGGGCAAGAAATCGAAGTTTAAGGCTATAAGGCGACAAGCCGATGAATTACCGGTATTAAGCAGGGCGCAGCCATTAACCCAAAGACTTAGCGGCGCTGAAGTGCTTGCTACAATGGGTATACCCTAAATAGATAATGTACCTGTTTTACCAGATATGAATTATAAAATAAAGGGAGTGGCCACTGTGCCTGTAAATCATAAGAGGTATATGAAGAAGATGTATAACCGGTTTGGACAGCAGGGGGTTGATAAGTATATAACTGCAGTAAAAAAGCGCAGCAACGAATTAGCGCTAAAAGCATAATAAATATGAAATACGAAAAAAAACTATGGGATTACAATGCAGAAGTTAACCGCGTAATTGATGGCGACTCGGTAGAGTTGATTATTGATGAAGGCTTCAGGCACTCGTGGCGGGTAAGCTGCAGGATGAAACATATTAATGCGGACGAACTTAGAAGCACCGATCCGCTTACCAGAGCAATGGCACAAAAGGCACGGGATTATTTAATTAAGCGGCTGCCTAAAGGCACGAGTGTTTATATTATCAGCCGCAACCTGGATAAATACGGCCGGCCCGAAATTGATTTGTTTTTGAACGATACAAATATTAACCAGGAAATGCTGGACAAGGGTTTGGCGGTTCCGTTTATGTAAAGAATTCAGAATTAAGAATTAAGAATTATGAATTCATAATTTATAATTCTTAATTGATTGATCATTCATAATTCATAATTAACTTAAGTGCAAATAATTCATAACTGGCTTAATGGCAAACAAAATTTTATAGTAGGCACTTCGCTATACAAAGCTTTTGGTAAGGATGAAAAACTGAAGCATCTGTTTGCCCAAGGCGAAAGCGGTATTGCAAAAAAGTTGCTTGCCGAAGAATTAAAAAAGTTAATTGAACCCGGTAAGCCGGTTATTACCATTGCGCCCAAACCTGTTGTTAGAGAAACAGATGTAATGCCGGAGGGTAATACACCTGTATTGGAAGCTTTAAAAAACGAATGGCAGCACCCCTACCAGCGCATGAATTTACTGCGCCACCAGCTTGATAAATACGGCAACAAAAACACCAAAGATGCTATTGCTTACCGCAAACCCATTGCCCGCGAAATAAAAGAGCTCGAGCAGCAATGCATGGCTATATGGGCTAAACGGGATTATTATGAGAAGGAGGGTAAGCTGCCGTTTGTGGCTGAAACAAAAATGGTTATCCCCACAGATCCTATAGAATTAGCAGAGCTGATAAGCAACCTTAAAAAGAACATAAGGCGCAACCGCAAGCTGATGGCAGACAACGCTGATAAGCCCCAGTATGCCCAGTTTTATGTTGAATATAAAAACCAGTATAAGCAGCTAACGGGGAGGGATTATGCGGAGAAGAATTGATTTTAAAAGATACGATAAGCCGGTTATAGAAAGTGTTGGCGGTGGTGTGATAACCGGTGATTTGATGGAAGCCATGTGTAAAACGATGGAACTGAAAGAAGTTATTGATTATGTAAAAAAGAAGTTTACAGTATTTTGGGTGAGCAATGGTAACTGGAGCATGCATCAATTGTTGATGGCGCTGCTTGATATTGCAGGCCCTGCAGTTGTTTATATAAGCACTTATGCACTTAGCGAAACCCCTGCACGCTACCTGGTGCAATTGAAAGAAGCCGGTATTATTACAGAACTGTATTGCGTTATAGATAACCGGGTTGATACAAGAACGGCGGCAACACTGCAGGTAATAAAGGCAATAGCAAAACAATTTTCGTTGATTGATACACATGCAAAAGTAACGGTGATTACCAATGATGATTGGAAGATAACCGTAATTGGCAGCGCTAATTATACAGAGAATAAAAGATATGAAGCAGATGTTATAAGTTGTGCGGATAATGCCGCAGAACTGCAATTGAAATGGATAAAAAAAGCTTTGGCAGATGGAGTTAAGTAACGATCAGTTGCAGGAGGTGGAGCGGCTTTCGGCAGCAGCTTACACACCACGGGAAGTTGCATTTATATTAGGCATAAAACCCGCTGAATTTATAGCACAGGTTAAAGATGAAGACAGCGAGGCAGCCATTGCATACTTTAAAGGATTATACAGCAGTGAGCTTAACGTAAGAGAAAGTATTTTATTGCTTGCCAGAAATGGAAGCAGCCCGGCACAAACAATGGCAAATAAATTATTTGATGAAAACAGAAGACAGCTTATTAAAGGTGGGTTTTCAAGCCCCGACGAGTAATAACGGCGACAGCAACCGCGAAGTAATTCTTCGTTACCTGGAAGCCGGCGGCGTAGGATTTGAACTTACTAAAAAGCAACAGGAATTATTGGACCGGTGGACGTGGTGCGATGAAAAGATGCGTGAGAACGTAGGCAGGCTAAAGCGGGAAGAAATTGCCAAACTAATGATGCAGCGTTTTAACATTGCCCGCTGTACCGCTTTTCAGGACATTGTAAATACCGAATATGTTTTTAGCACTTCTACGCCGCTGAGTAAGAAATACCGGATGCAACTTAGAATAGAATTTCTTGAAAAAGAAATAAGACTGGCTTCGCTGGATAATGATCGTACTGCCGTGGCAATGCTGGAAAAGGTTCTTCAAAAATATTACCTGGAATATCCAGATGTTGTACCTACTCAAAGCCCTACTACATGGATATTTAATGTAGATGCAAGAACCATTAATGAAAATCCGGTCTCGATAGAAGAAGCCGAAGCTTACATTGATAAAGCTGAAAACGAATTTGAGGAACTGGAAATATTTAACGAGGAGGAGGAGCAGGACAATGAGCAGTAAAACACTTGCCTTTAACCGTAGCCAGGCAATTATACACCTGGTTAATGCGAATGTTACCCATAACCTTTGGCCGCGTGGTAACGGTAAAACAGAAGGCGGCGCCGGCCCGCGAATACAGCACTTAAGCAATGTAATGCCCCGAAGCCAGATCATCTTTTACAGCGATAAGTACGAGCGGATAGAAGGTGCACTGATACCTAACGTAATGGGCTTTTTAAAAAATGAGATGGCATTAGTGGAAGATGAGGATTATGTTGTATTTAAAAAGCCGCCCGATAATTGGGTGAAGCCTTATAATGTGCCGCGTAAGTTTGACAGGGTTGTTAGTTTTAAAACAGGTATGGCACTTTGTTGTGCAGCATCTTCGGTAGATGGTTCGGCAAATGGTTTTAACGGGCAGGCAGCTATAATTGATGAAACAAAATTTGTTTCGGAGCACCGGATAAAAAGCCAGCTTTATAAAGCTTTGAGAGGACAGTTTAAACGCTTCGGCCACTTAGCTGAATATAGAAGTGTATGGAGTTTCAGCGATAAATTTGAAGGCGATGTTAGCTGGATTTTGAAGATCAGGAATAAGCAGAATAACGAACTTGTCGCCAGTGTGCTTACGATGGCTCTTGAAGTGAACAGGTTAAAAATTGAAAATACAAAACCTGATATAAATGAAACTGCCTGGTATAAGAACAAGAAGCGAATAACTGAATTGGAAATAAAGCTTACCAATACCCGCAAAAGGTTGGTTTTTGTTTGTGATGCCCGGCCTTTTGAGAACATTGAAATATTAGGTAAAAAGTTTTACAGCGATGCCAAGCGTGACTGCAAAACGAGGTATGAGTATGACATAGCTATTTTAAATAAAGACCCCGACCAGGTTGAGCATACCTTTTATCCTGCACGAAATGCTAATAAGCATAATCATAAACTTATAAACGATACAAATGAGCATCAGCCGTTATGTGTTGCAATGGATTATCAATGGCGTATTACTCCAATGGTTGTAGGCCAGTGGGGTTTGCTGCCCGCAAGAACGGAGGAAACGTTTAATATTGTTAATGGCATACATACATTGCATCCCGATGGTGGTATAGAGAAAACGGTAAAAGCATTTTGCGAATATTATAAAACAAGAATGGATAGAACGGTTTACTATTTGTACGATCATACTGCAGTAGGTAAACGTCCTGATGGGGCATGCTTTAAGGATATTGCTACTAATACGTGGATTAGCGAAGGTTGGACTGTTATTGAATGCTATATGGGCCCCGCACCAGAGCATCACCTGAAACATGAAGATATAAAGATGATGATGCAGGAAGATAGAATCATGTTTAACGAACTTAAAACTTCTGATAACTTATTAGAAAGCATGAAGAATGCTGCTGCTAAAACTGTTAATGGTAAAACCAGAAAAGATAAAGGTGGGGAAAAGAACTTAAGCAAAGACCCTGTTACTCAAACTGATTACAGCGATGCGTTTGACATGTTAGTATGGGGTGTTGTTAAAATGAGATTAGTTGAACCATACCAATCCAATTATGTGAGTGATATAATATATAGATAAAGGGGCGTTGCGTTCCGCCCGGGCTTTGCGCTCCTATCTCTTCGAGGATATACACTTCAATCCCTAACGCACAAATACCGGCTCACACTTCATTCTCTCATTACGTCCATGCTACCGCTTAGGACTTCCATTCATCATTTCGGTTCGCCCCTATTTGTATTGCAAATACATTCAGTCCTGTACCCAGAAATGGGCAACAGGCCAGCCCTTATGTATGCACATAAGGGGGATGCGGACAAACCCTAATAGGGTTTATAAATACAAATGTGTCCGCCAGACAAGTGTGTCCGCCAGAAATAAATAAACTATGAGCGATAATACCTGAAGAAAGCTTTTCATATACCTAAATTTTAGCAGGAGGAGGACAACTATCGGACAGGTCATGCCTGGTGCGTAGCAAGCCATTCAGACAATTTTTTGAGGAAATTGCTCTGAAAGCGTTGGTATTGCTGCATTTGCGAGAAAAAAAACCATACTAAAATTTTAAGCTAAAAAAAATTGTTGTAATGTGGATAAAAACGATGAAAAAAAGTAAAAATAGAGGGCTATAAACTTGCATAATCAAATGATTATCAGTAAAATAGAGTATTTTTTAATAAAAACACCGGCAACCACCGGAATAGAAACTGGTCAAAAGTATGAGTAACAAAAACGGCACAGCCAAAAATCAATCACAGGCAGTTGTTGAAAACAAAGAAGAAACAACAACAAACGTTCTGTCATACCTTTGGCATGCCCGCATCTTGTTTTATTGTTTAATTCTGTAAAAGCCCTGTCCGGGTTATAACCGGATGGGGTTGAGGTAATTCCGGCTCACGGGCTATGGAATTCATTTCAGTAAAATGAGATGTGGGCGCCTCAACCTCTTTTTTTATGCCCGATACCAACCAGCCCGAAAAGTTGCCTGCTCCCCCCAACGCCGCAATGCTCGCCTTAGAATTTATAGTTTCAAAATATGCTCCCGCAACCATCCTGGATGCAGATACCTTCTTCACCACTCCCGAAATAAGCCAGGCCATTGCCCAACACACCGGTACCACCTTAAGCGCTGCCGAAATTTACGAGATGATGATCAACATGCAATACACCTACGAAGCACTTAACGGGCTTGAATTGAACTGGTTGCTGAAAAAGGAATAGCTATTATCCGTTGCCAATTAAAATGCCTTATTTTTGACCGGATGAGAAGAAATACTTCCATAACTCTAACCCAAGCGTTGCTATCGCTACTAATGCTGCAATTATCGCTATTATCCTTGTGCTTTTTCTTTCAAAAGGCTGCTGTTTCAGCTCATTTACTTCTAATCTCAGTTTCTTTAATTCAAGCTCCCAACGTTCTAATTCTTCTTCTTTATTTATTTCAATCTTTTTCTGATAACGAATAATCATTACCAATTTAAAATCATGTCTCCACAAAAATTTAAAATCGAAGTGTCAGACTGGACTAAGATAAATGTTGACAATGCTAAGTTTATTTTAGAAGAAGCAAAAACATATGTCAAATATTTGTCCGACACAAGTGACAAAATAACTAACCGGGCATTTGCCATTCTCGCTATACTTATTCCTTTAACCTCTGCTTTAATCGTTTTTTCTGTCAATGAAAGATTTAAACCTGTTATTGGCGAAAAAGTCATTTTCTATTTAATGTTTTTCGTCATAATAGGGTTGATTGCTGTTATGTTTGGGTTAAGCACAATAGTTTTCCCGCGAATGTTTATGCCTTTAGGTCGAGAGCCAAAACAAATTTGTACAGCGGAATTTTTATCTGTCAATTTTGATATTGATTTAGCCAAACTTTCAATGATATTGAATGAAATTGAAAACTGTCAATCTAAAGTTGATTATAACAAATCTCAAAATAGCCGCAGAACTAAACAACTTAAAATTGCAATGCTCTCCCTCGGATTAATCTTTGTTATTGCTACAAGTATAATTATTTGCTACCTGTTTTAATAATAATAGGATGCTCCGTTATAGAAGGTTCCGGTTGCGTTGTCGGCGTTGTTGGTCGTTCTATTGGTTTTGGGTCGTCCATTTTAAAATTTTTATTGTGCCTAAATCATTTTATTGAGCAGGTGGTTGTTGTGGTCAGAACGTAACTGTTTCCTGTGGTTTGGCTTGTATTCTCCTTCTCGTATGTTTTTATATCATCCCCGGTTTTATCGCAAATCGTTGTTTTCGTTGAGGTAGTAATAGTATTAAGCGCCGGATATTGTTGATTTACTCTTTTGGTAACGCACTCCCAACAATATTTAGTCTCTTCCTTTTTGCAAGAAGAAACTCCAAATGTGACTGTACAAAAAAGCAATGTTGTTAGTAATAATAATCGTTTCATAAGCATAGTTTAAATGAATGTAAAAATTAATTGTAGATATCTTCTCGCTTAAATACCGGAACGTATCATGGCAACTTCTATAATCTTCTTTGCGGTATCTTCTGAAATTGTTGCAGCAGTTGCCAGGTACTCTAATAGTTTTTCCTCCTCCTCGGTAACAACACCATCCGCAAAAACTAACTCGGCACAAAAGCAGAATAACTGAGGCTTGAATTTTTGGTTAATCATCTTCATGCTGGCTTCCATCATGCTTTTTGCTCCATACTTTTCTATACTTAACTCCGCTTTTATAAACAAATCTGTTACCTCCATGTCTGCATAGAGGCCTGTTTGCACGAGGATAGCACTAAGTCTTGATATTTCTTCGTCTCCAAAATCCCCATCCGCCTTCGCAAGCGGATATAAAATCGAAATGTAAGCCTCCTGTATGGTTTGCGGTTTAAATTCAATTACTGTTGGCGTACTTTTTAAAATGCTTGAAAATAGTCCCATATTGTTATTTTTAATTGTTGCTGTTTTATTTTTTCACGGCATCCATCGCAATATTATTTGCCCGCTTTATTAATATTCTTTAAAAGCATCGTCAGCTCTTTTGTAAGTGCCTGTAAGGCATTGTTACTTTTCTCTAGTCTACTGTTGGTCTGCTCCAATAATTTGATGTATTTATCCCTGTCGTTAGCAGTAGCGTAAGGTGGTTTTTCGTCCTCCTTAAGATTTTGCTCCTGTAAAGACGAGTCGAATTCTATATACCCAATATCAAAAGCCGAAGAAAATGCATCCCAAAGGTTGTCTGAAACATGCAGGTCTCCATCTAAACATTTTCTAATAAATTCTCTGTCAAAGCCTGTTCTTCGCGCAATATCCTCTGTAGCCGCTCCAATCCGCTTAATCTCACTTATAAAGGTTTCATCCCTCTTTTTCAACTCATCTTCCTCAAGCGCAGAGTTTTCAACTGATTCTTCCTTGGTTAAATCTTCCAACTCTGCTTTAAAGGCTAACATCAATTGTTTTATTACTGCTTGGTGACCTTCTTTCTTGGATATCGCCTGGGTTAACGAATCCTCCTCATACCCTGCCTCGACGGATAGCTGTTTCTGAGTCTTCCCAGTTATGTCTTTTAGCCTTTCTACTAATCGTTTAAGATCATCCTTAGAATTCATCTAATAGAATAGTTAATACGTTGAATGTTCACTAAAGTTTATAAAATCAACCTATTTAATTTGAAAGGTTGGAATTTTCAACCTAAGTTTGTTTTACAATTCCAATCACACAAACAAAACTCTAACAATCATGGACGACAATTATCAGCTTCATCTTAAAGAGCTTACCAACAGCCTGGACCCTCAAGTTAAAAACGACGCCATAAATTTCTGCCGCCTTGTGGTTGCCGCCGATCTGCTCGGTAATCTTCGGGGGTGCATTTCTCGTCCGCTGAATGGTGCAGACGATGTTGCGGAAGAAATCCATAAGTGCGCATCCTTCATTGCCAACCAGCTATTCAATAACCTTCAAAACATTTCCTTTCCATCTAACGCAGACGTTAACCATCCTTCCGCTTCAACAGCATCGAATGGTGAACCGTTATCTGAGGCTTCTCTAAAGGATTTGATAAAGCTATTACAGACACAAATTCACTCTCCTGTTCACTTAACACTCCATCCTTCACAAAACCAACAACTACAACTTTAGTATTAAAAGAAACCGGAAGATTATTTCCATTTCTTACTAGTTCCACCTGGTCTCCAATTCGGTAGTCAAGCTTTTCCATAAAATAACAATAAATGTTAAACAAATATAGTAAAACAATTACAGTAAACGATTTAAAGGCCGCCCTAAAAGCTCGCTTCAATGCAGTTGGCAATAAGTTAACCAACCACGACCGTATGCAGATAGCTATAAACCTGAAAATTGACCTGGTAACGGTAAAAAGATATATGGATGGCAAGGCAGAAGACATGCGCAGGTTAGAGCTTGCAGAACAAATTGCGGAAGAAGCCGAAAAAATTGCCATGGCAAAAAAAGAAGACGTTCCCATGCAGTAAACATCCAATATCCCCTGTTAAAGCCACCGGAATAAAATCAAAACAAAATCACAACAAAACCACCAGACGATGAGCACCCTTTTAAAAGTAATGTGCGTTCGAGGCTACAAAAAACAGATTACGTTACCAACGCAAAACTGGTTTAAGCAAACAGAAAACGCCGCAGTAATAACCTACTTCATCTCAAACAAAATGAGGTTCATCACCTTCAACTCCCGCGAGGATTTTGCCGAATTCCTGCTCGAAAACGGCTACATCGCATCTTACGAAGGCAGCGGCAAAAACGTAAAGATGTATGAGAAGAAAATATTTGCCGTAGCAGTAAAAGGCGTACCGGTAAATTGGGAGAGTACAACATTACTGGAGTGGGATAACATAAAACTATATCCAACCGATATAATACACTTCGCCTCGGTGCGCGAATACGAAATACAAGGAACCTTACTCGGGCTTATTGCACCACGCACCAAAGCCAAGATCCGCAGCATCAACACCGAAATTTCAAACGCAGCATAACTCATAACCTGCCAACATGGAAAGTTCTATTCAGCTTTTTAAATACGACCACCAGCAAATCGAGTTCGATCTGATGGGTGATGAAATTTTGGTTAATGCTACCGAAATGGCAACAATATTTAAAAAGAAAATCAACGACTTTTTAAGGCTGAAAGAGACTAAAACATTCATAAAAGAACTTGAAAAAAGGCAGGTTCAAGACGGGAATTCCCGTCTTGAACGCAACTCTCAAGAGGACAATAATCCCCTTGAAAGCAAAAAGCTAAAACTGGTTTCAGTAGTTCACGGCGGCAGAAATAACGGTACATGGATGCATAGAAAGCTTGCTTTAAAGTTCGCCGCCTGGTTACATCCGGCCTTCGAAGTGTGGGTGTATAGTGTTATTGATAATTTACTCTACAGTGCCTATAAAGAAATGCAGTTAAGCATAAAAGAAAGTGCTGAGCGACGAAGTCGGATGGATGAGATTAGGCAGCAGTTACGGGTACAGGACACTTTTAGAGAGCTCGAACGCCTGGACCTTGAAGAACGCCAGGCAAGCTACCGCAGAGGAAAAGAAATAAAAAAACAACTCGACCTGTTTAAAGCATAATTCATAACTATATGCAGCAACTATTCCTCCTTCACAACTACAACGGCAAGCTTTTCAACGATCATTTTGCCATTGTTCAGCATCATGATAGCGACCTGTTTTTTGTTGGTAACGAGTTTGAGTTGTTGCTTAAATCAACACCAATAGGCATAGTTACCGTTGAGGCGGTAATAACGCTCAGTTTTAAGCAGATAACCCATGTGCTGGCCTACCTGGAGTGTGGCAGGCCGAAGCACTACCTCGAAGAAATACTTCGCCGTCAAAAAACAGAAATAACAACGCCTAAAACAAAGATTGACCATGCCGTGGTTAGTTATGCACAGCGATACTACGAGGCACACACATCACTACTAACCGAGTGGTGGACGGAGCATTTGGAAACATCATATACCGAACGTTAAAAGTAGTGCTGATGTATGGGTATTTGAAAAACTACAGCCCCAATTAAAAAAGAACTAAGGAAAGTGAAGAAAAACGGAGAATTCAAGAAGCGTAATATAGAGCAAAAGAACCCGCTTAATAAAGTACAAAATAAAAATTTCAGTTTATGAACTTAATCAGTAGCCATGCTTTCAACCCTAAGCCTAAACCCCGAAAAACAGATGCCGCAGCAGATGCTGAGCTGGCTAACGCTAATGGCAAAAAGTTGTTGGAGGGTGCGCCGGGTGCGTACAATAAGGATGCTATGAAGCGAGTGATTGATTATAGAAATCATCCTGCGCAAGGCGGTAAGTTAAACGACTGGTGGAACTGGTGGAAAAGGAATGTAGAGAGTAAAGAACTGTCAGAATTTTTAAAACCTTTTGAAAATAACACCCCCCAAACAAAGATTGATCATGTCGTAATTACGAGGCACACAAATCACTACTAAACGAGTGGTGGACGGAGTATTTTGAAAGATCAGTGGTTCGAATCCACTCCCCGCCACTAAAAAACTAAAAACGTTGCCATGACAGTAACCCTTCACAACACAACAAAACTTGTAGAATGCGATGGCGTGCTAACGCGCATCTGGGAAGGTGAGACAGATAGCGGCATTAAAGTTCACGCCTTCATCACCCGCGTCGCCATTGCCAAAGGCGACGATGCAGCCGCCGCACAGTTTAGAAAAGAGCTTAAGGAAACAAGGCGGCCATCCGAAGCAATACAGCCAATACCATTAAGATTGATCCTTTAAATACCGCTCATGGAGAAATATATAACCAGCAAAACCCGTGTTTACAACTGCGGCAACTGCCATAAAGTGCTCGATGCAGTTACCGGCAAGGCAATACCAAAACAGGGAGATATTTCCGTATGCATCAACTGCGGAGAAATTACAGAGTTCGATAACGACCTCACCATGAAGCCTGTAATCACCCCACGGATGCAAACCCTACAATCCGATCATCCTAACATATATAAAAGCATAATGCTGCTTTCAAACAACCTTAAACGCGGCTTCGCACGCAAGCAGGTTTTAAACAATTAAGAGTGGCTATATGAAAACATGTAAGAAGTGTAACCAGGAGAAAGACGAAAGTTGCTTTTATAAGCGAGTTGGAAACATCGATGGACTGCGGCATAAATGTAAAGATTGCTTAAGCAAGGAAGACAAGCAACGGTATGAAAATAACAGGGAAAAAAAGCTTATAAAAAGCAGGTTATGGCGAAAAAATAATCCAGGAAAATGCGCTATAAATAAAAAACGGTATTTGAATAAAAAGCCGAAAAAAGTAATGGAATACAGGAAGAAATGGCGAAAAAATAATGCAGAAAAATTATCAAATCAAAACAAGATATATCGTAAAGCAAATCGCGAAAAAAATCTGGCTGCAAAAAGGAAATCTGGAAGTAAATCTAGAGAAACGTTGAGTGATTTTTATATAAAAACAGCTTTAGCCGCACAATTGGGACTTAAAAATGTAAAAGTTAGCTTATTACCCTTATTCCCTACAGAGCTGATAGAATTGAAACGAACAACATTATTAATTAAAAGAGAAATAAAAAATGGAAGCACCCAAACCAACCTTTGAAGTTATTGATTACGAAAGCCTAAATAAGTTTTTGCTTGGCACCTTGT